ACACTGCGGTAGTATCCCGAACCTTGCTAAACAATTCATAATTTGAGCCAGCGGACGCGGGGATAACCATTGTGTCGTAGCTTCTTGTCGTCTTGTTGTTAATTAGATATGGCCGTATTGTTGAAACCCACGCAGAGTAATAGTTTCCACTTGTTGTTGTCCCGTTTATAATGTTTGCAAACGCCTGCAAGTCATCGTTGTCTGCCGCCGCATTGCCGCTTGTGTCCGCGTCAAAATATTTGTATGGGACACCAGAAACCGTGAATGTTAAATCCCAAAAGCCGTCTGTTACGAGCGGGTCTGTAGTGCCGTTTACTAAATTTATAAGACTTTGTACTAATGCGCCGTCTGCCAACACTTCTTGTAAGCCAACCTCGTTTACGGCTAGACCGTTGCTTGCTTGGGAGAACCCATAAAATACGTTGCTGTCTGTAAAAGATGTAAGCTCGTATCCAGTTTGTGCAGAGTTGACAGTTAAAAACTTGCCAACTTGTCCAGCAAGTTGCGTAGATGTCGCCGGAACTTTGCCTGTGCCGCCAGAAACTGCAACAAAGGACGTAGATGAGTCAGGTATCGCGCCAGATGTATGCGCCACTGTAACCATGTACAGGTTGTCGTTGTAATTAAACAGGTCGTGGATAACGTAATCAAAGCCAACTTGATAGTTGCCTGTTGGGCGGAAGAATGTTCCATCTGGAACATCTACCCAACCAGCGTTAGGGAGTACAAAGTTACCAATACGGACTTGCAGTTTGTAAGTTGTTGAATTTATTCTGAACTGAAAAATGTTTGGGTTTACATTCCCGCTTGTGTCAAACAGTTCACTAAGCAAATCTGTCAGGTTGCGCCCACCTATCTCTGCATTTTCGAGATATGTGTCGAGCACATGGCTTCCTGTATTGGTGCTTTCAAAGCGTAGCTGTTCGCCTGACGGACGGGTTATGGCCATTATTCTATGCCCTCTTCTTTCATGAACACAGCTAATTTTGCCCTAGTTATAACGTATTTGTCGTCCTCAACGTAGCGAGCCTCAAGGTCTGAGATTCGTCTTGACACGCCGTCAACTTGCCCTGAACAGTTGCAAGACGAAGGTGTAGGTGCTGGAATCTCTGCGATTGCTTCCCTGATAAGAGCTTTGATATAATTCTTTTCATGCGGCGTAAAACCTGTAAGTGGCTCTAGCTGATATGCTTTTTGCTCTGGCATTACTGAGCCTCCCTCATTGGCACAACATTTCCTTTTTGCGCTTGTTCCATAAGTTGTTCTTGGGACACAACACTTGCCCCTCTAGCTTTCTCTGCCATGGCCATTTGCTGTGAAGGTGATGGCCCTTGCTGTTGCATCTGTTCTTGAGAGACCTTGTACTGTTCGATGTCGCTAACGCCCATCGCACGAATGGCCTCCTCAAGAATCTTGCCTGTGTTGTATTCCATGTTTAGCCCTGTTTGGCCCATGACTTGAAGCATGTTCATCCATGTCTCAGCGTTCCTCGCTGGCTCTACAGGGAGCGTGCCATCAATTACCAAGTAATCAATATCACCCTGTATCATGCTGGAATCAAAATCGATATAGCCATCGTTGGCCATAGCTTGAAGCTGTCCACCAGCACCGTCTGTGTCAATCTTCAGGCTACCCTCAACATTAAGAGCATCCTGTAGGTTGGCAGTCATCATGCGAACCATGGGACGTATAGTCGTGGCTGACATAATGCGAGCAATAACGCCCAGACGTTGTGAGCCCAACTGAGTTAGCCTCTGTATTTCTGTTGCTGTACGAACACCATCGGCGGTTGGGACACCTTGCTGGGCATCTGACGCGGCACTAATACGCTGTTTTAGGTCAGACATCGCACCAATATCTTGCCAATGGCCGCGAGTTACGTCTGGTATTTCAGCGATAAAGACACCATCGCCCGGTTTAGCACCCGGCATAGTTCGCACAACACCCCACGGGTTTCTATCAATTAGGTCTGGCACGGAGACCTGAGTAGGGTCAACGAAGACTAAGTTATTAAGGGCGGCTTGCACGTTATCTATACGAGAGCGTAGCAACCATGTGCTGATTTCGTGTAGCGGCAGTAAAAGGTCATACAGCGATTGGCTGTAAGTCTTGTGGCTGTCTTGATAAAGTCCACCTATAACGACCGGGAACTGCTGTCCGTAAGGATTTAGCTGGCAACGTATAACTGCCTCTTCGTCTAGTATTGTCACACACATCCAAATTTGTTCGACCGAGGGAACGCCGATTTCATAGCCCTGAAACCTCACCCACATTTCATCGATAGTACGAGACTGGTCGAGCGTGAAGTGAAATCCGTTTTCGTTCCCGCGAGGGTCTTCTGGATTTATGGACAGTCCACGGCCTTCTTCCTTCCAATACTTGTGAGAAAGCCAACCGCTGGACTTGTTTGCCTTTCGTCTTAGACCCGGATACTTGGACAGTTTCGGGTACATGCCGCTAGACAAAAGAGCGTTCGTGGAAACGTAGTCAGTAAAAATAATAAATTGCATTTGTTCCCAGTCACCCCACGAGACTCGTGGGTCTGGAAAACATTTTCTTGGGTCAAAGTTTACAATCTTTGAAGTGTTTGCGTTTGTGTCCCACACAATTTTTGTAGGAGCAAAGCCATACCTGATGCTGTCCAGAAGAAGTTGAGCAAGACGAGCCTCGCCTGCTGTGCGTCTCATGTGCTGGTGCAGTAAGCGTTCAAGGATTAGTGAAGACTTGCGAGACTTTCTGTTTAATCCCTCAAGCTGAAACATAGGGTTACGGCCAGCTAATGCCGCCATTTGATATGTAAGAACTGTGTCTGCTATTGCCCGTGTATCAGCAATGACCGCCTTTTCCCTAAACTTTGTAGTATCCGCCGGAACCCAAACATCGTGGGCACGGTCAGCATCCTTCCAATGGTCGTATCGGCGGGAAATGCTGTGCCATGACATTTGAGATGCCGCCCGAACATAATCAATGAGCTTTCGCTCTTGGTCTTCGGTGAGCATATCAGATATGTCTTCATACGCAGTTATTGGCTCCATCAAATTAGACAGGTCAACAACAACATCATCTTTGCTTAAACTTGAATCTTTATACCACATGAAATAATAATCCTAAAAACTAAGCTGTTTGTCGTCCTATAACTCGCCCCAGTTGACAAATCTCTTGTCACGAGACTTCGATAGGCTGTCTGACCACTGGGATTGGAGGGATGACCCCCCGCCAATAGGTTCAAATTGCGAGTAAAGGCTGTCCGAAAGCTCGATGGGAGAGTTTATCATGTTTAAGTTTCCGCCACCCATACGGCTTATTGCATCCAACCCCATAGACAAAGCGTCTATCTGGTCATCGTGTTTGCCAGAGGGGAAGGATTGAGCCTCTTCCATAAAGGCATCTACCCACGGTGCTGTCTTTGGGAGATGAACTCTGCCACCCTCGATTATTGGAGTGACAGCGTTTAGGCGAGAAACTTTATCTGTACTAACCTTGTACGGTATGACCGCCATGCCGGATTGGTTTTTTAATTCTTGTATCAAAGACTGCCCTGAAGCCTTGTCCTCAACATAAAAACCCCTCAAGCCTCTTCCTCTCCACTTTCCGTTTATGCCTATGCAAGCTCTCTTTAATTCTGGAAAGTCCATTTTTTCGCGGCGTATCTCCATAATGTATATGTCACCAGCGTTATCCATGCCGATGGTCATAAGAACAGAATAGTCTGCCCGCTCGTTTTTCTTGAAGGCTGTGTCCGCACTTATGATAACCGTAGTTATGTTTGTTTCTTCTGGGTCATAGGTTTTCCACCAAGACGACTTGATTAGGTTTCCCCCAGCTACATACGGTGATTGCTGGTAAAGACTGGCAAACTCGCGAGGGTCTAGTCTTTCTCGTTTTTTGAGTTCGTCAAGTGGGAACCGCTCTGGCCAGAGAGCTTCTTCGCTTTCTTCACTGTAGTGTCTTTTTGATGGGGCGACCTTACTGAGCTCACCCTGCGGAATGAAGCGCGGGTCATCTTCTGGGAGAGAAGCCACGGATTTTTTGACATTGCCTTTTACTCTCTGTATCGCAGGGAAATCTATGTGCTTCCACATTCCCTCTTTCCAATCCTCCGTCTCCATGAGACGACCCGCTACATCATCTGGGTGCCAGCGTGTTAGGATAACAATTTCCAGTGCCGAAGTTCCGTCTGGCTCAGGTTGTTTACGAGTTGTAAGAGCCGATACATAGTACGACCAAGTTTTGTTACGCTGGGTGGCACTGTCAGCTTCCTCACGGGCTTTGATAGGGTCATCAAGTATGAGCATAGTAGCCGCACGGCCCGTAGTGGAACCGCCAATGCCAGTAGCAAAATAAGTGCCGTTAAGGCTAGTGCGCCAGTCATCAACTGCGCGACTCTCTTCCGACATTTGGAAATCATCGAACGCCTGAGTAACGATAGGCTCACGAGCCAAATCGCGTACTTGGCGACCAAAAGTCTTTGCCAAATCCTGATTGTACGAGGTGCTGAGGACATTGCGGACAGGCTTTTTGGCCAGATAGTAGACAGGAAAGTGTACAGTCGCGATGAAAGACTTGGCGTGTCTGGGGGGCATAGTAATAAGAAGTCTTCGTACACCGAGTTCGTCTTTTTCGAGGGCATCTAAGGTCTCCATTAGCTCTAGTTGGAAGGGTGCAAATTCAAAGTCGGGGTTCATGGCCCTAACAAAATCAGGAAAGCTGGTCTTCGCCTTCTTTAACTTCAACAAGTATTTCGCCGCTTCGGCTCTCGTCACTCTCATCGGGCTCAATCTCCTCAGATTTGGCGGCTATTTCTTCTAATTCCGCTATGCTCAGTTCGTGTACGTCCTTCGTCTCGACCGAGTGCTGGTTAAAACTATGGTGCAAGTCGGGCATTACCTTGTTTAACATCATGCCAAACAGGCGAACCTGTTGATTGTCCCACTTGCGGGAGCCGTCAAGAACTTCACGCACCTGTGGAATGTTGTTCCTTACTACATCTAGCACACTTCGTCTTACACGGTCTATCTCAACTGGCGTTACTGCGGTTAATCCGCCTGAGCCTTTTGTTGGGTGCGGGTGTTTGCGAACTGCTGGCATTGTATCTCCTATAGTACAAGGTTTTCAAAATTTGGTGCGAAAATTCGGTTGCCCGGATGACACGATAACGCATGCGGGCGGCGGGTCGCACCCCACCCCGCCCGTCACACGGCTTTGCCGTGTCACAAAACTGCCTGACCCAACGACAAGTCGTTGATTTTCAACGGTTTTTGTGTCCCATTGAGGGACAATCGGCGATGCTTTGGTTACAAATCTTCGATTTGCACAGACAAAGCGGGGTTCAATGGGGGTTCTTAGCACCATGCCCAATCATAACAGGGACTTAGCCCACCCATCGTCCCGCGCATGTGCGCCTACCTCTCAGAGAGAGGGGGAGTGCTATTTAGGTCGGCTGTTGCTTCGGCAGTCAGCCAGTTGAACCAACGTGCATCAGAAGGAGATACATCATGACAGCACTCAACGCACTGCTCGCAGAGCAACTCATCGCGCAAGCGGAGACCGCCAAGACCGTTGGCGACATCGACCCAATCATCGCCGTGTTCGAGGCACGCTTGGCGAACGCCAAGTCGCGCACGCACTCACGCAAGGGTGAACCCCTCTCGGCGAAATTCATCGAGGGCAAGGTCGCGAAGATTTCCGCGAACCTCGACAAGGTGGTCGCACTCAAGACCGCACTTGCGCCGAAGCCGAAGGCTTCCAAGCCCAAGTCTTCCGCCGAGGAAGCGTCAGCGGTTGCCTTCGCGGCGAAGCTCAACGCGCTCAAGCCAGCCGAGCGCAAGGCCATCATGGCTCTGCTTGGCTAGACCAACCCAACCTCAAGCCCTCATCGCGCAAGCGATGGGGGCTTTTTTTGTGCATATCTGCAAGGAGGATTACACATGACCGCAACGAAATCACAACTCATCTCGATGTCAAATCACGACATCGCCAATCACTTCTACTCGCTAATCATGCACGCGAAGACGAAGCAGTCCAAGGACGGTCTCGTGTATGACAACGATGCAGAACACATCAACATTCCTGAGATTGTGTACTACATCACGCATCACGCAATCATTGACCAAACGCCAATAGGCATGGAGGACTAATGCCCAAGCCACAATCATCCGCTCACAAGGCGGTCGCATACGATTTCGTGGATGTACGGAACAACAACCGTTATCTTCGCGAGATTGGGCAGACACCACGCACAAGCAAGCGCGACATCAAGCGCACTGCGAACCGTGGCGACCGCCGACAAGCCAAGCGAGAGTTAATCTCGTGGCTTCGCTAACATCAACCCCTCACGGGTTCGCTGGTGGGGGGTTTTTTTGTGTCTGTCTACAAGACAGCACTTGCATTGGTGTAACATCAGTGTTACATCAGTATCACACACGGTACAGGAGGACTATATGCCGTTAGTAAAACCCTATCACGATGATGCGAGCAAGGCTCGCAACATGTGTCTCTTTGCGGACTTGCAGAGGGTCACGGTCAAAACAATCCCTGCGACAGTATTGGCGCGATTGCTCAAGTTGCACCGCCAATACATAAACAACTTCACAAAGCCTCGACCCAATCAGAAGTTCTTGGATGCCAAGCAGTTCTTCGTGGACTTCGAGGCTGATTACGCTTTTGCACCCGATGGCACGCAAATGTGGTCGTTATCACTTCCCGATGGCTTGCCATGCGTGTACTGGGTCGAGGAAAAAGCCACTGGTCACGCCAAGTGTGAGCAAAGGCTGATGCCGTCATGAGTAAGCGCAGATACAACTATCGCAGGCTTACGGACGAAGAGGCTTCTCGTCTGTACGGTCGCAAACATTGGGCGCAAGTTCTCGTCACGGTCATCGGCTACACAACCCTTGGATTGCTTGGCTACCTCATGTTCATGCTCATCTTCATGAACATCATCACGGGGTGTGGGCAAGCTGAGTATTTTGCCGATGGCACTTGGCAGACTGGCACATGTCATCCCGACTGGCTCTTCTTCAACTACGAAGTCACGAAGGGAACTTGGAAATGATGCCACACGAAATCAAGCGGTACATTGCCGAGGCGGCAATCCTAGTGTTTCTCGTCTTCGTGATGTGTCCTTGCCGATAATGACCCCTTCGCGTCTCTATCTCTCAGAGAGAGATAGGAGTGCTTAACTGAAACCGAAACCAAAACAGAAAGGAAGCAACATGAATTGCTACGACTTGCTCAAACGTATCATGGACGCAAGCCGAATGACTGCGGATGCCAAGCGTAATGCGCTGAAGGCGTTGGTGTCCGAGGTTGTGGATGCGTGCAAAGACGAATCTGTGTTGAGCGATGTGATGACAAGTTGGTCTTGCGAGTGGGGGCAGACGTTCAACCGTAGCGTTGACGATATGAACCCCAACGCAATCGCTGGCTTTCTCATCTTCTCAGCAGTCGATGTGCACAAAGGAAGCCTATTCCCTCGTGCCTTGGCGAAGCAGATGCAATACATCGAGACTTGTCAGCACAATGGCGACCTGACAGTCGTTCGTGGTGGCAAGGTGGGTAAGTTCTACCCACGCAAATACGAAGGCATCCTCACCAAGGATGTGGACATCATCACCCACGAGTTTGGCATCGGCACAAAGATGGCCGAACTCAAAGACACCCAACTTATAACAACAGACGGAGAACCTATGGACGATTTCAACCCAAGCAATGTGCTTATGCAGGCACTCAAACTTGCAACAATGGCTATCGATGCCGACCCTTACGGCTCACCCAAAGACATGCGAGACCGCACTGATGACATGCTCAACTCACTATGTGACGAGTATGAACTCAATGCCAAGCAACGTGTCAGCGCACGAGCCGCCTTCGACCTTATGGCAGACGACATTGAAGCGGCTAAAACCGGCTGTTCGTTTGATGATGTCAAGGCGAATGAAACCGAAGTACCCGCAACTATTGCCATGAAGATACTTGGCGAGACCGAGGATGATGTGCCTGCACCAACCCCAACGGCTGATGTGCCTGACATCGACACGAGTGTTGAGACGGCTATCAACGCACTGCTCACGCAGGCTACCAAGGGCAAGGTGGGTGATGTGAAGCGGATGCTCACCGACCTATCCACTGCGCAAACACTGGCCAAGAAACTCGAAGACGAAGTGTCCGTGCTGAAGTCACGGGCAATGACTGCGCCAGCGATGACCGCCAGTGGTGGTGTCGAAGTCGATGGCTCAACGCTGACGTACAAGGTTGTCATGGTCAAGGCATGCGATTTGTTCAAGAACCCCATCACGGGCAAGAAGCACACTGAACTGTCGTTCGAGTTGCCGACACTCGTGTGGACAGACAAGGATGGCAACGAGGTACGGCATCCACAATGCCCTGACATTGACGAGAACTATGTCATACGAGCCATGCACTTGCTCAAGCTATGCACTGCATTTCTCAAGGGCAAGAACGTCTTTGCACATGGCCACACTGGTTCGGGCAAGACGACATTGTATGAACAGTTCTTTGCTCGTCTTGGCATGCCAGTGTTTCGTGTAAACCTCGACAGTGCACTCGAACGTGCTGACCTCGTGGGCAACATCACGCTTGCCAATGACGGTGGCACCACGGTGTCCAAGTTCGAGGAAGGTGTGTTGCCGAGGGTCATGACCCAACCATGCGCACTTGTGCTTGACGAGTTTGATGCTGGGCGTGCTGACTTGCTCTTCGTGATACAGCGTGCATCCGAGGGCAAGGGTCTCATGTTGACCGAAGACGGTGGTCGTATCGTCACGCCTCACCCACTGTTCCGCTTCTGCGCTACCGCCAACTCTCGTGGCCAAGGTGATGAGCACGGCATCTATGCTGGTGTGCGACCCATCAACGGCGCATTGCTCGACAGGTTCCCAGTGTTCATCGAAGTTGACTACCTCACCGAGAAGGAAGAGGGCGTTGTGCTGAAGAAGAACTACCCAGAAGTTGCGGACGAGACGAGGACACACCTTGTGCAGTTTGCAAAGAGCATGCGCAAGGCGTTCACCAATGGCGAGATTACCGTGCCATGTTCGCCTCGTGGTCTGCAATCAATATGCGAGATGATACCGTTCTTCGACAACATCTTGCCAACCAATGCCAAGGCAATCGAGATGGCTATCGAGACGGCGGTCATCGACCGTGCGCCAATCGATAACCGACAGCGCATCATCGAGATTGCTGACAAGCATTTCCCCAACTGCAAATTTCTATAGGAGGTTTATATGACAGGACTTGAATTTGCGTTCATCAACATCTTGCTTGGACTGATTATCCTTGCACAAAGCGGAGGTCAATAATGACAGACAAAATCATACAAAAGCAACTTGCGGAACTTGGCTTTGAGACCAAGCAACCCGCGCCAGTCGCGCCAGTGGTGGAACCTTATGTTCCCTCTGACCGCATCAAGAGACCACCTAACCCTCGCATCAAGCGAAGAGACCCCGACCTCTTCGAGATGCCTGACATCCCACCGTTCTTGGACAGACGCAAGACGAAGATTGAGCCGAGGACAGACTGGCAACCAACACCGCCAGTTGGCAACGCTGACATGCTTGCGAAGCATCGCGCCAAGTTTGAGGTGTACGACATTACAGCCACACACATGGGCTACGATGACTGGTGCAAAGTGGTTGATGCGGTTCATGTCGAGTTGGGCAATGTACTTGAACATCTCGGATTGATTTGGCTCGGTGGGAACGCCAGCAACAAAGCCAAGCTGTTGTTGTGGCAGGCAATCCGTGACAACACCAAGCACTACGATGGCAACATGTATCGTGCGCTAAAAATACAACCAAGGGAGACTGATAACAATGGCTGATAACTTTTACCTACCCCCTGACGACCCTGATTTGGACAAGGACTACATCACTGGTCGTGAATACATGGATGGCATGACGACTGGCATCAAGACGATTTCGAGCGAGCTTGATACCAATGTTGTGTTCCACGGCGATGGTGCCGCAACGGATGGCAAGAACGTGTACTTGCCTACGCAATGTCCCGAAAGCCCAATGACATTACGACAGGTCAATGTTGGTCGTGGCTATGGGAACCACGAAGCCTTGCACCAAATCCTCACGGACATGGAAGCATGGTCGCAGTTCGCAAGGGACAACGAGGAAAAGGGTTTGTCGTGGACAACCTCAATGGGCAACGCCATTGAGGATATCCGCATCGAGCATGGTGGTCTGACGCTGTATCCGGGCATCGCCAAGTCGATTGACCACACTGCCGAGGCGGTCACTCGTGAGGTTGCCAAACAGTTTGAGGCTGACCCTGACCTTGCATGTGATATTTGGGCAACACTTCCACTCGCAGTGACATGGGCTGGTCGCGTTCGTCTTGGGTATCCATCACCACACTTGACCGCCGCACTGGACAATCTCTCAGGACACATCACAGACCGAGCGTTCAAGATTGCTGATGCAATACTTGGCTTGGACACAGGTGTTGAGGGTGTTGGCAAGGTAGACAAGGCCAAGGCATACAACGGCACGAAGTCTGCGCTTGACCTCGCAGTGCTTGTGAGCAAGGAGCTTGCAGAAGAAGAAGAGAAACGTGAAAAGCCGAAGGGCAGAAAGGAAGATGAAGATGGCGAAGGTACGAAGCGTGGACGAGGTGACACGGGCACTGATGAGCGAGATGCAGACGGTGATGCTTCTTCAGAGTCTGATGATGGCCAAGACGATGGACACTCACATGAAGGTGAGACTGGCGATGGAGGCGATACTGCGGGAGGAGAGCGCGGAAAGCCAGATGACACATCTGATGGAACTGATGGACGTAGTGAAGGAGATGGGGAAAAGTCCTTCGACTGGATGAGCACCAAGCCTATCGAATCTGGTCTCGAACAGATAAAGGACATGCTTGACAACAAGAAGACCAAGAAGCGTGCGGGCAAGACGATAATCTACGCACCGATATGCACATCAAGCGATGGCTTTTTCCCACCCTTCTCACCTAGTAGAGAGGCAGACCCTTGGTGGTATGAAGGGAACAGAGAAGATGCTCGCAGAGAGTTCACATGCCACAGAGACGAGCTTGGTGCCAAGGTTGCTACGATGCGCAGAAAGCTAGAGCAAGCATTGATTACCAAGACACGGAGCGAGTGGGTTGGCGGTCGCTCTGGCAAGTTGGATGTGCGCAAGCGTGGTGTCGGTATCATGAGGGCAGACGACAAGATATTCCGCAAGCTAGAAGAGGCTGACGCTATCGACACTTGCGTGTCCTTGCTTGTGGATTGCTCTGGTTCGATGCGTTCTCGTGACCGCATGGAGACGGCGGCCAAGACTGCGATTGCGATTGCGATTGCGCTCGATGGTGCGGGCATACCAGTCGAGGTTCTTGGTCACACTGCGGTGCCTCATGCCGATAGCAAGCTAGACTACGAGGCACGGTACGGCAAAGGGAAATGGGCAAGACGAGATGCTGTCCGCATCTTCGAGTTCAAAACGTATGACAAGACCATGCGCCAGTCGATTGCTGAGATGGGCACCATTGCAAGCATGGCTCTTGCCCACAACGCTGACCCTGACGCATACCTCATGGTTGCTCACCGCCTTGCCAAGCGTGCCGAGAAACGTAAGGTCATGATGGTTCTTGCTGATGGCCATCCAGAACATGTCACCGACCTGACAGACCACGAGTTGTCTCAACAAACCCGAAAGGCGGTGGTCACATGTTGTGACATGGGTATCGACATGGTTGGTGTCGGCATCCAATACGATGGGCTCAAGGAGTTCTTCCCCGACTATGTTGTTGTGAGGAACATGGACGACCTGTCTCGCGAGGTAATGGACAGACTTGCCAAGCTACTGTTGGGCAATCGCTTTCACATTGACAACAGTGCGCTTATCAATGTTGCCTCGTAGATTCCGCAAACCCATCCCTCGCATACCAAGTTATTGGTTCAGCCTTGCACCCGGACAACGCTTACGTTTCTGGGTGCGAGTGCATCGTCTTGCCAAGAAGCGTGGTGTGCGAAGAGATAACATCAAACAAATACAATCAATCGTAAATGAGGAGTTAATGAAATGAATGGATACAAATCAACTGTACTGCGTGTGCTTGAGAAGGCACTGCTCGATGGTGCTGAAAGTGACCCAGAGTTCGCACTTACCGTGGTCACACAATGCCAAACATTTGAGGGCGTGAAGGCTCTTGAGTTTCGTGATGAGTACATCGAGGAGAATGAGTACACTGAAAAGCACTACGCCATCGTAAAAATAATCACCTCTGACGGTGATTATCACATCAACCCCAACCTAATCGCATCGTTCTAGGAGGAGAGTAAACATGTCTTATGCACACATGGAAAACACGCTGTTCAGATGGGCTTCAGGGATGCACTTAACAGAGCATTTCCCTGAAGAGTTGCTCGAAGCCGATGAAGAGCTTCAGTTGCAATGGTGTGAAGAGCATTGCATCGAAGCCAACGAATACCGAGACACGACAAACGTGTTGAATGACATCAACGAAATGACGAGAGATGTTGGCTTGTTGATTGAATATTTTGTGAAGGAAGGGAAACTGAAATATGGCAAAGTTTAGAGTAGCTATTTGCTTTGAAGAGGGCGTTGTCATTGAGGTTGATGCCAACAGTGTGGGTGAAGCCGAGGCGAAAGCCGAGGAAATTGCTGACGAGTATGCTGGCTCAAGATACCCCGAACAGTACAACCAAAACAGAGTTCATCGCTGTTTCTATACACAGGATGGGGAGGAAATAGACAATGGCCAAACTCACCGAAGCTGACAAGCAATACCAAGCGTGGGTTGCGGAAAAGGATGCGGTTCCTAAGCAAGAGGAAGCGGATGAAACACAAACAATTACTGTGAACAACGGCGATGCGGTCATCGTTGTTCGCAACTTCACATTCAAGGAAACCGAACCAGTGATTGAGGTTACTTTTGATGCCAGCAAGAAGATGAACGAAGCGGCGTTGCTTGCTGTCGGAATAACCCGCTGCCTTCAAGACGAAGGATGGATGGAAAAACTACTAAAGCGAACTCACAAGTGGGTAAGCGAACTGTTGCGCGAAGAGCGCGGAAAGGAAATGTAATGAAGAAATACAATTACGAAGTCGAGGTCGAGGTGCCAACGACACGAACTGTTATTGTCTTGGCACATGACGAAGACGAAGCCCACACATTGGCTGTGCGAGAAGCATGCTCTCTTGTGGGTGCACGCAAAGAAGACGCTCGTGTTTTGACTATCACGGCGGTCGATAAATATGGCAAACCAGTAAACGAAAATGGAGACGAGTAATGCAAGACATTTCTGTTGTGATTAAAAATCTTTTGGGTGGTGTTGATAGCAAGCAAGTTCGCAAGGTTGCAACCGTTGTTACTGACGCAATGTCTACTGTATGCGGAGAGAAGTATGTGATGATACCAGCTTCACAGTTGTCCGCTTCACAAAAATCCAAGGCGATGAAGCGTCCTAAGCGTTGGGCTAAGACGATTGAGGCCATCAAGTATGATGCAAATCCAAATGGCTTTGCGATTGTAGGCGAATGGGCAAACGTCTGGGACTTGTCCGCCAAGCTGGATGACGGGACATGGGTAATGGTTTCTATCCCCGGCTTCGGTCTGTTGCTCGGCACGGTCAAGAAGGACAAAATCTTCAAGGACAAGTGGGAGAGTGGCAAGGAGTTTACGCTCAAGGACTTTGAACTAAAGCATGAGTTTGAAGAGGGCGACTACGCCACGTTGATTGCCAACGCGAAAAACTTCAGCGGAATACCACACGCCGCTTGACCAACCCACCTCGGTATGTAACACTGAGGATACACAAACGGAGAAAATGATGAAAAAATTTACTGAGGCTTGCGACCTTTACCTCGCAATCAAACAGGGGGAGGACAGGCTATCCCTCGACACGAACACGAAGGTTGATTTCTTTCGTGATACGTTTGGGAACTTAGACATCCCCAATGTCACAAACGATGTCATTGCCACCCGCACTGCCAAGCGGTTTGCCAAGCTGAAACCAAATTCAAGACGAAGGTGGCTGAATATTCTTTCAGCCATCATGCAACTGGCCGGAGACACATGGGGTATTGCAGTGCCTCGTGTGAAGAGGCCAACGGTTGACGATGCACGAGAGATACATTTCGACTCGCATGTTGTTCCATTGTTTCTCGATGCAATCGAAGCTAGTCCATACACATTTTACACACCGCACTTCACAACACTTGTGCATACAGGCGTTCGTCTTGGCGAACTTCTACGGGTACAGGTGTCCGACTTAACATCTGGTGAGTTAAAGGTTCAGAAGCAGGGCAAGTTTGGTAAGACAGTTTACCGTCAGATACCACTGTCTTCGCGTATGCAATCTATTATTCCTCTTCTTCCCGACTGGGGCTATGCCTTTCTGAAAGCCAAGGGCAAACCATTCAAGTCGGCGCATGAAGCGTCAATACTTTTCAACTCAATCATGCGCTCGATATGTGGGCAGATGAAACATGAGGTGTTGAGGGTTCATGACTTGCGACACACGTTCGCTTTCATTGCGGCTCAAAACGGTGCCGACATCGGTGACTTACAATTACTGATGGGGCACAAAGATATATCGCAGACCATGCGGTATAGAGGCTTCGTGCCTTCTCGTGCAATCAACGCGGTTGCATCACTATAAAAAAAATATGTTGACATGTATTGCTGACGGTACTAATTATGTACTGTAAGTGATACAGCATTAAAACTGGAGGTCTAAATGCTACATACAAAACCAACCCTTAACCTGACCGCTGGGCAAATTGCATTGCGAGATGCCCCGCGCAAATCCAACGGTGTAATCAAATCGGTTCCGCTTGTTACGTTGCAAGAGGTTCGCTCCCTCAAAGAGGCTGGCGTTCCTATTGATACTATATGTGACAAGTATAATGTTCACAAAGCTGTCATCTACAAGTGGTGCCAGCCAAGTTTCCTCGAAGACCGTGGCAAGAAGACGAAGGCCAAGCGCAAGACGGTTCGCACTCCTCGCAAGAAGAGCAACTTGGTTCCTCACAAATCTGTGTGGATGTCCAAGGACGATAGCGAATACGTTAAGGCACTTGCTACTTTGTCTGGGCATACTGTGCAAGATGCACTAGCCTTTATCATCGATTACTATCGTGCAAACAGAAATCATATTTCGCTGTGAACCCTTTATTGCACGATATGTTCATGCACATTCGTGCAAGCGGACGCACCCTAGACGATATCGCTCGTCAAGCGGGTGTGTCCGTATCAACTATCAAGTCATGGAGACGGCACGAACCCAAGCTGGGAAACTTCGAGGCCGTTGTCCATGTGCTAGGGGGTAGGATGGAAACGATGTGGGATACAACAAGGTGGCGTTCATGTGATTTCTGTGGAACTGAAAAGACCAGAGCACTTGTGCGACCCGATGGTTTCTACTGTGGTAGATGCTTAAACAAACTGGAGGACGCTGACAATGAACATCTTTTACTTGGACAGAAATCCGAGGACAGCGGCGAGGATGCACTGTGACGACCATCTGCGGAAGATGGTCATGGAGTATGCGCAAATGCTGTCAACAGCATGGCACCAAAGCCCCAATCAAGACGAACGTGATTTGGCAGAGCGTTGCCTGATTAAGCAAACTCATGTGAACCACCCATCAAATGTATGGACAAGAAGCGGATTGTTTCAATACTGCTATGTGTTCAGCATGTGGGAAGAACTTCTTCTCGAATACGTTGAGCGTTACGGACGCGAACACAAGTACACCGAACTGCGAGGGCACCTTGTAATCATTCCAAAGTATCTAGCTGGTGCGGAAAGCTACGATGATATGCCCCCACCGCCATGTGCTTTTGGTGATTACAAATACATCACTGACAGTATCGATACATCAAGCCACGATGGTGTGGTTGAGGCTTACCGAGAATATTACAGACAAGCTAAGTCTAGGTTTGCCAAATGGGGTGGCTGTCGCACGTTACCACGTTGGTGGTTGAAAGCCGTCTAGCTATCCATCTCACAAAACAAGCACTCAGCGGATGCCTCTGCAAGCAATTCGCTGAGAAGCATACCTTCCTCAGCTTGCAGATACATTCCCTTCCCATCACACATGTACAAGATTATCGCGTTAGGAACTATTTCAACGCAAGGGTAGCTAATATCGTCTTGCTCCAGTCCAGCAACTCCTCGTCTGTCATGTTGTGCTTCATCAAATTCACTCTCTTGCAGACCAACCTCACGTTGCTTTCCTCGTAATTCCCCTTCGGCTCTATCCTGTCTATCGAAATGTTCATATCGTTTCGCCTGTCGGGTTTTCTCTGCCATGTCATTTTCCTTCCAGTGACGGCACATAGTCCGTCTTGGTTATCAAACATCTTCAGAAAAAACTCAGGGGTTAAATCAAAATCTATGCCCTGCTTTCTTCTGCCAGACTTTAGTTGCGACACCATTCTTTCTATGAAGACTGTGGAATTTGCGGTGTACGCTTTGGTTCGCTTGTCGTACAAACAGCGGTAGCACATCGTTCGTCTTGTTTTGGTGTGATGATATTGCTCGTACTGGTCTATATCTTTGTCCTGTTTGCACACCCTGCAAACACGGCGTTCCATTTACACTCGTCTGGTTCGTCTCGGAATAGGGGGCTTTGGCCTGCGGGCAACACGCTTTGTCCCCGCACTTCTGGGGATGCTTTGAGTCCTCTTTCTTGGCGGGGCTTTGGGATAACCCATTAGAAATTTGTCTTGCGCAAAAGTTCTGCGTTCGGCATGCCAGATATGGTTGTCTTCTTCTTGTTGCTTGTGACTGGTATCTCACGCACTTTACTTTTCTGACCGTAAATGCCGCGAGTTACCTCTGCAACGCATCCGTTTCTGCAAGCCTGTGGGCTCTTACAATGTGAACAATTAGACATTACGTTTCCGTCCTTTCTTCGCCTTCGCACCAATAACTAAACCTTATCGGGGCTCCAATGTTTTCTGCCATCTCTTCGGCAATTTCTCTAGCCTTAAATTTGCCTGTCTCTTGACACTCCTTGTGTGTCATATATTGCTCTTGGTCTCGCATCAGAATCGGTGTGTTGAAAGGCATCTGCATGACCATGAACAAAACCACCGCTTCCATATCAACACTTCCACGCTCGTCTTGACCAATAGTTTGCGCTCAACTTATTGCTCTTGCCCTTTATGCCACCAGAGCGGGCGCAGTATGACTTCTTGCGCTTCGGGTTGCCAGACTTGATGGTCATGTTTGCATCACCAAAGCGGATAATCTTTTCCTTACCGTTCGCACATGCCTTCACAACGAACTTCTTGCCACCAGACTTTTGTCTGCGAGGCTTGTTGCAAGGCATAGATTTTTTGCTGACCTTCTTTGCCATCACTTAAACCTTTTGTTTATGTACTTGACCACCGCATACACAGATAGACCCAGCGCAATATACACAATGCCATCAAACCAAGAGATGTTGTGTACCGTATCTACGAGTTCAGCAGTGACCCAATCCATAACACTTAAATCTCCTCATACTCTGAGTATATCGTTGGGGTCTCTTCTGTGTCGTCCTTGGAAAGCTCTCCCTTCATATCAAGGTAAGAGTGATACATATCAATCCAATCTTTCATCCTCATGACTACCAAGCTGTCGCTTGTAGTCATCTGGTTTCGTCTTGATACTACCACCGGGACATCCCGGCTCTTCTTCCCGGCGATTCCACGTTCGGCTTGTTCCATTGCGGCGTATGGCGCGAACTTTTCTGTGCGCTTTGCCTCTACCCAGACGAACGGTGTGCCAGTTAGGTCAGCACTTCCGCCGCCGAATGTGCTTCGTCCTCCGCCAGACAACGGGGCTCGGAATATCTTTGGTTCTCCACCATAAAGGGCTTCATTAAAATACTCGGCGAGTTCGCGTTCATACTTGTCGCCCTTCGCCTTGCTTCCTCTTGGGCTCAGTCTTCCCATAACCACTCCTCATCCACACCAGAATATTGTTCGTTTCGTTCTTTGCATTTGTCACAAATATATTGCCACTTCGGGCGAGGAGCTTCGTCCCTGCATCTCATGCACGGCCTCACCCATGTTTTTTGTGTCTCAAAGCTCAAGCTAACCGCGTATTTTGCGGCATCAAATTCAGCCAAGCCCTCGCGTTGCAGTATTCGTTTCAGTGTGTCTACACATACGCCCATGTGAACGGCCATTTCTGTGTAGGGTGTCTCGGTTTTGAGCGACTTGGCTAGATATTTTCGGTCTTTCTCCGAAATTCTTCTAGCCTTACCCATTCGGTCTCCTCCTTTCAGTACAAAGTTTTGTCCTTCATCGTTATAATCCTTTTATTGCAACGGGTTTTGGGGCGGTGGCCACTGCCACCGACCTTCCCAGTACAAAAAGTTGCCTTGACGTACCCAAGAGATGCTCAGTACAATCCTTTAGGTAACACAGAGCAACACATAGCCTCACACCCCTTCGGGTGTTCGGGTCTGCTAAAGTCTTTAAGTCTTTAAGTGGCATCCACAATTCCTAACCAAGAGCGAATTTCATCTTGGGGAACTTTGATTTCCCTGCTGATGTCGAAGGCGTTGTATCCCTGAGTGTTCAAGAACAGAGCCTTTTGTTTCTTTGATTTTGTTGACACGATAAATTTATCGCCAGTCACAAGGCTCTCACACCAACCTATGTAGTGCGTTTCATGCAACTCTGTTTGCTGTCGCACCTTACCAAACGATATTTGTGTGACCATTTGAAGGCGAGAGTCCTTGCCAGCAATCTTCAACAAGTATCCGTATGGTGTGTACTCTTTACCATCAAGAGTAAACACAGCCAAATCTGAATCAAGAAGCCCAGCTTTCGCCTTGACTTCGGTCTTGTCTTGAAAGATTTGGGTGACAAAAACCTGTGTGTCCACATCTGTAAGCTGTGCTGTCGAGCCTGCCTCCCGGCCCAGCCCGTTTTCTCCCGGCTTGTTTCGGTGATGAACCAAGACGACAGATATTCCTTTGTTACGCACCAGCTTTGCAACGAAGTTCACCTTCGCCCACTCTGTCGGGCTTGCCTCTTCCAACCCACGAAATGCGTTACGGATTGTGTCTATCACAAGTATGTCCGGCTGAACAACATCAAGCCAGTCGCCAAGAAGACGGATACCCTTCTCTGTCATGAGGTCAACCTCGCCGCCGTCCTCAGATGAAATCAGAGTTGGCGACCAGAGGCCGAAGTGCTCATTGGTGTAACCAAATGTTTTATTGAAGTCGCGGAGCCTGCGCAAAGCTGTCCGTCTTGGGTTATCATAGTCCATATAGAATACCCTAGCAGGCTTCGGCGTTTCGTATGGACCGAACTCGTCACGCCCAGCGGCCATGCTGTTCAGCATCGCAGACAGAAAATATGACTTGCCGTGACCATTGAAGCCCACAACCTGTGTGATTGTGCCTTCAGGTATCAATGGGTTTACCCAATAAACCTCGTCTCGCATCTCCGAAAGCAACCGCTCAACTGCATCCGCATAGATTGGAACCAGCCGAGAGCTATCAATGACGGCAATCTCTTTCTTTTTGTCTGTGCGATTACCCTCTTTGTCATACTGTTCGGGGTAATTACGCATATCCATTTCTGTTGCCGACCGCATTTTGGCCACAAGCCAGCGTTCTGTGGCTTCTTTTGGGTACTCATCTACAAAAAACTCTGCATAATAGTTACGCACCACATGCTCAAGGTCTTTGCCAAGTAATCCCTGCCTTACCTTTTGGCCGCAGAAGCGAACCATCCAAGCATCAGTTCCGTCTCCTTCTTGTAGTTTCCGACCAAGCACGGCGACACGTTGTTCGGTTTGCTCCCATACGGTTGCATTTGCATCAGGCGTGTGGATGGAAACATTTGTTAGGTCAAGTGTGTCGAACGTCAGAGCGTCCGTTGATACGGTTGTTGGTGCGCCACGCCACTGGAAATCTTCAAGGTCGTCCCACCCAAGACCGTATCCAATGTCCCACTCGTATGTATGGACAACCTTACCTTCCTTATCCGTCTTGACAGATGGTGGCATAACCACATACCCGCCGTCTCCGCGAAGGTCTAGTCCATGAACAGAAGGCCAGTCGTAGCTAGTTCCACCTACTTTGTTTTGGAACTTCTTCCCGTGACCACCGTGCGAAAAGTAAAAGTGCATACCTCGCGTGGTCTTCACAGCAAATGGCGACACAAGGTTGTTCTTGTTTGCGTAGGCAACGGCTTCCACGTTGTCACAATCAAGCACCACTACACCAGATATGTCGCCAGTAACCAGTGCCAAGTTGAACAACTTGACACGGCTACCGTTGGTGGTGGGCGCACCGTTTTCAAACCAATCCTCAACCTCTTCAAGGGTTGTTGCATTTGTTTGGTAGTGCTTCCATTCATTCAATGGCCTCTTGCTTGAGACGGAAAGTGGGAACACTGTCCATCCCAATTCAATAGCTTTTACGGCCTGCTCATAAAGCGCATCACTCAGTGTTTCTACTGTCATTGTTATCCTCGAAGTAATCGTCTAGGTTTAGGTCTGGGTTTTGATATTTGAGTATTTCAAGTTGCCACGTTGTCATGTGGCGAGTTTTCATCATTCGGTAGGGTGCGGTTCGGTGCTTCCCAAGTGCATCCGCGACCGCTCGAACGCCGCCGCAATCATCAATCAACTGCTTTGCGTTGAACTGCATAAGCCTCTCCTTTGCTTGTGTTAATGGTGGTACATTTACACATATATATACATACATCAATAACTGTATCGTTTACGGTACAAAGTTTTGTCTGCAATACATATTGTCCCACAAGCGAAACTGATATAGTGTGTTCACACACAAACTAAAACGGAGGCGAAAATATGTCCGATTGGGATATGCTAAGTAGTGGTAGCGAGAGCCGCGAAACCTCAAGGATGATTGAGGAATATGAAAATCTTGTAATCCAAAGGAGTGACCTCGATGAAAAGATTAAACGCATCGAGAAGCAACTCATCTCAGACTTTCCAGAAGACTTTGGTGAACACTCACGGGTAGTAGGAAACAAAGTTCTGACCATCAACCGTCAAGAGCGGTATGTCTGGAACCAAGACCTTCTCAGCAAAATATATCAAGACGAAGTTATACCTGACCATGTGAAGCGTAGGCTCACAGTGGACAAGAGGGTATTCCAAAGCCTTGATGAGCATGAGCAAGCACCCCTCGTCCCTGCGCTTACACGCAATCCGGGGCCAGTATCAATTAAAATTACAAGGAGCGATTGATGTTCAAACCAATGAGCACAGCAGACGAAGAGACTGCTCGCCGTAAGGTTCTTCTTTACGGACACCACGGGTGGGGGAAGACCACACAGATGGCACACTTCCAGAAGGAATATGGTAAAGGCTTTATTATATCTGGCGAAAGTGGCCTGTCCTCCATCAGGGATGCTGGCATTGATTACCTACCATTCCAAACATGGGGTGGTAAATCAGACCCAGACAAAGGTGAATACAGCTTCATGGACATTTACAAATGGACGCGAACTGATGAATTTGCCGAAGCTGGTTACAAGTGGATAGGCATCGACAGCCTAACAGAGCTTTCGTATTTGTCATACAAGCATGCCAAAGCTGAGGCAGTAGCTGACGCAAAAGCCAAGGGCAAGAAACAAGAGGACGGCTTTGCTGTCTGGGGAAACCACGCCGCACAAATGATTGGCGCATGTAAGGCTATTCGTGACATGAACCTTCACGTTATCGTTACATGTCTTGCAAAAGAAAGCTCTAACGAAAATGGCGAAACAGAGTATTGGCCAATGGTTGATGGCAAGGCGACCATGCAACAGCTACCCGGAATATTCGACTGTGTTTTCTGCGGTGTTCGCGTTACGCATGAAGAAGACGGAAAGCAAAAGGTTCTCCGCTACATCATCACTGATGAGGTGAAGGGCTGGCACGGCAAGGTGCGAGACGAAAAACGCAGACTCAAGCCAATCGAAAAGACTGGCAGTGTTGTCGAGTTACTCAAGCGTCTTGACCTATCAGACGAAGAATATAACAAACTAGGAGCATAAGAATATGAGTTCATTCAAAGACCTTGACCTTTCCTCTGTTGAGTTTTCGACACAGGCACAGGTATTAAAGCCCGGACGGCACGAAGTTTCTGTCACTTGGGCAGAGTGGTACGAGACTAAATCTGGTGGCAGTGCTGTCAAGTACACTCTTGGAAATGATGACGGCGTTATCAGCGGTATGATAAACGTAGTTAATTCCAACCCAAAAGCTGAAAGCATTGGGCGAGAAACACTTAAAAAGTTGCTGACCTTTGGTGGTCATCCCAACCCTAATAAACCCGGAGATATTTCCACCATGCGTGGTCTGAAGCTGGGTGTCTCTGTGTCTTTAGATAAGTACACAGACAGAGATGGCGTGGAGCGTGATGGCTCCAAGGTTTCTGGCTTTTTCAAGTTGGGAACCACACCCGTTGGCAATGTTTCCTCCGGCGATGCCACGGGTGCGCCTTCATCTGAACAAGACTTGGATGACGACATCCCGTTTTAACCAAGACGAGGGCGGGGTACTCCCTTCCTCGCCCTTTTACGCTATAAGTAACAGTAGTTACTTATAGCGTATCCCCCCATAAATTACGGAGTTTTACATTGGGCATTGATTTTGTTTATCGCCTTGATGAGGCACAGCGGAACGAAAAGAAAAAAGAAAAAACACGTTCTTACATTGGCGCATCAGGCATAGGTAACGAGTGCGAGGCGGCTGTACACTTTGCCCTTCGCGGGTACACAGACACCGCACCCGACCCAAGGCTCAAAAGAATTTTCCGAGACGGACACCGTATCGAGAATGATGTTGTCCGAGACCTAAAGCTGGCTGGCATCAACGTCATGGAAAAAGACCCCATGACAAAAAGGCAGTGGGAGTACACTGGCTTTGGTGGCCACGCAATAGGTCATGCGGACGGACTTTACGAGGCACCAGACGGAGAGATATGGCTGGTAGAGATAAAGTCTATGAACGACAACAAGTTCAAGAGCTTTGCAAAAGATGGCGTAAAGGTTTCACACCGAAACTACTATGCGCAAGTTCAATTTATGATGGGCTTATCTAAAATACAAAGGTGTTTCTTCGTGTCTTACAACAAGAACACGAGTGAGTATGCCGAAGAAGAGATACATTTTGATGATATTTACTATGCTTTTCTGTCACAAAGAGTAGAAAACATTCTTTCTGGCAACTGCAAAAGAATTTCAAAAGACGAAACAGATTGGCGTTGCCGTGGATGTTTCAAGCGGGAGTCTTGTTGGGAAGACAAGCCAGTGCCCAAGACGAAACGAACATGTGCAAATGCCATGCCAAATAAAGAAGGAGATTTTGTATGCGAGAAAGGATGTCAAGAGGAGTGCCTGAGTTGGAAACGCTGGAAGCCTCTCCCAAAAACATAATATATTTAGCCTCACCATATACATTGAATGGTAGTGCTGAAGAAAACGAAATGGAAAAAAGGTATGAGCAAGTTACACGATGCGCTCACATGATGATGGTAATGGGCATGAACGTCTTCAGCCCTGTCACGCACTCTCATGCAATACAAAATTCTAGGTGGCCGTTGTGTATAAACACCACGGAGTGGTTGCAGATGGACTTCGCATACCTTACACACGCCCACGGAATGGCGGTTCTCATGCTTGATGGCTGGCAGAATAGTATCGGTGTGACAAGAGAAATAGAATTTTGTCGCAAGCACCACATACCTGTCATGTTTATTCAGCCTGACAAATTTATACTGGAAGGGATAGAGGACGATGAGTGAAGTTGCGCTCGAATTGAAGGCACAGATTGTTGCCATAAGGGAGCGTATTGAAGAGCTTCGTTGGGAGTATGACCGTGGCTTTCATGTCGATAACAGAGAAGATTGGGAAATAGAACTAAAGAAAGCCAAGGATAAACTGCGGAAGGTTAGAGCAGAGTTACTTGAGATAGAGAAGGGAAAGCTATGAATGTTGTAGGGTTCACGGGGCTTATCGGTAGCGGAAAGACACTTGCCGCAGACTGGCTTTGTTCAACGGCAGATTTCAAAAAGCTAAAGATGGCTGACCCCCTCAAGACGATGTTGCGTTCTGTGGGTCTTGATTACAATCACATTGAAGGCTCTCTGAAGGAGAAGCCTTGTGAGTTGTTGTGTGGAAAAACCCCACGTTATGCAATGCAAACATTGGGCACGGAGTGGGGACGACACACAATCGGTGAGGATGTATGGGTAAACATGTGGGCGCATCAAGCCCAAGAACTCCTCAACTTAAATATAGGTGTAGTGACCGATGACATTCGGTACGAAAATGAAGCTCGGATTATTCGTGAAATGGACGGTTTTGTTATTCGTATCGTTCGCCCTGATATACAGCAATCAGGGCACATATCAGAAGAACAAGACTTCAAAGTGGATTACACCGTACAAAATAACGGTTCCCCGGCGGAACTGACAGCAAAGCTATACCAAATTCTTTGCTGACATGACGAAGTATATAAGGCCAGCAACCAGCAACACACAAAACAAAATCCCAATGCCAATCAGGAAGTGTTCTAGTTGTTCTTCGGCCTTTCGTCTTGCCTGCCTTTCGGCCTCCTTGCGCTCTCGCGAAACTTCAGCCCTCATACGCAACAGTTCTTGCCAGCCGCCGATGCCCCTTGTCGCCAAGACAATCTCGCGTAACTGTTTTTCCATATCCTCTGCCTGCTTTTTAGCCACAAAAGTTTCCATGGCTTCTTCTTCAACTGACATAAGTTTATTTTTTACAGAATTTTTTGCTTTGTTGTGGCTGTTCTTTACTGCCTCGATGGCACCCCACGCTTTCGCCACATCCTTGAAAAGAGACTGAGCGTCTTTCCCTATTTTTATACCCGCCTTTACCGCGCTAAAAGCGGCGACTGCGGTAGTCAGCGGTTCCATTTAATCCTCCTACTTCTTCCAGCTAATCCTTTGCGGCCCTTTCTTCTTCCGTGCAGAACTGTTGCACTGAGCTTTGGTTGGCCTGCAAGCGGGGTAGCCTTTGCGCTTCTCGCCCTTACGGCGACCACACGGCTTCCCCGTCTTGCAGTCAATCCAACCTTTCCCACCGTTTCGACTGAACCATTTTTTCAGGCTGTCTGAGGAACTACTTTTTCTTGGCATTGCCTTTATTCCTGTTCCTCAACACATACCTGTTAATGTGCATCGTTCGGTTATTTGATAGCCTGTTTCCAGAAGCCCAATCCTTTGCGGCTTGCTCATACAACTTGGCAACCTGTTCGTCTTTCTTTGCGGTCACTTCTTTTTACCGCCCTTGCCTTTTTTCTTTCCGTACATAACTAAGTTCCTTTATGTTGATTGCCCCAGTTTATAGAAGACGCAATACTCTCGGCATCTTCTTTCTTCACTCTGACCCGCTTGCATTTGCGGGTCGCCTTCTTGCCAGTTGCCAGTGCTATTATTCTTTCTGCCGCACTTGGCTCTTCGCAAACCTTCTTCGTCCGTGCCATTATTTCTTACCCTTCTTTTTACTGTTGCCCCAGTTCTTTGCGCCAACCTTCCGGCACTTTACCAAAGCTCCCGAAGCATAAGCACTTGGCCAAACCTTGTAGCGAGACTTCACCTTATGGTAACAAGCGTCTTTTTTAGACCCTTTTGACGGCGATGATTTCGATTTTTTTGTTCGACTTGCCATTGTCTTTCCTCTTTGCTACGCATGGACAAGACGAAGCCATCATGTTTCCGTATCGTCCACCCTTACCATAATCTGTTGGCCGAGAGTTTTTCGGCATCACATTTCCTGTGCCCTTCATCATTTTCCGCCTCCTTTATATCTGTCACCAAACCACCAAGAGATACTCATGCCTGTCAAAAAAATGACTTGGCTCGCAATTTCGTCTCGACCATTTTCTGATAAGTTAAAAAACAATATTGCTGTCAGTATAATAAGCATGATTGTCAGGATTGGTCGTACCAACCTGAGAAGAGTTATGACCCACCTGTACGGCTTTCCGTAGGATGCGTCATGGTCATACGATGCCGAGCGCATTTCTGAAAACGCTTTCGTCTCTGCAATAACAGCCTCACTCTCAAGCTCCTGAGCTCGTGCGCTAATTTGCATTTCTTGGAGGGAAAGCTCGTGCTTGTTGTTTTCCTTCAGAATCTCCATCTCTTGCTTCTTCTCGAAGTAGCCAGCGGCCTTTCCGATTACAGTGCCAATGATTCCAGTTGCGCCGCCGAACAGCGCAGTCATAATTGTTTCCATTACAGGCTCTCCAGTATTATTGCTTTGGCTTTTTCCATCATCATTATTACTTGGGCTGGGTCGCTTTCACTCGATGTACCGTAGAAGTGTCCGTCTTTGAAACCCAAGACGATAACACTTTCGAGTTCGTTGCTGTCAGCTTCGTGAAGAACCTCTGAAGGTTCCACATCAAAGTTTACCTCTATCTTTAGTTCGTCTTGCTGACTCAACGGGAAGTGGATTATGTTGTCTACCATCTTGCTTTCCTCAACCTTGCGTCCATGTGGACAAATGTTTTGTAGTTACCGCCTATACCCATGAAGCCAACTTCTTCGGCGGCTTTGATTATTTCCTCTTTCGGCACAACCAGAGGCACATCAAAGGCGTATGCTGGTTTGTCAAAGGTTGCCCTGTGCTGTGACTTGGGTGCCCCTCCTACACGAGCGTTGTGTATCGGGCATCTCGTGCATGAGTTCGGTGTGAATGGTTTTCCTATGAGCTTGCGAAGTTCTGACAGCATGCCCAAAGCTCTTTCGTCTACATTGAACAATGGCTTATCGTTACTAGACCAAGAACAGGAGCCGTCACAGCCCCTGCATCTCAGTTCATTGTATGTGAAGAACTCTGTTGCGTACTTGCTCATATATCTTTTTTCCATTTAGCTAATGGGTCTTTTACTTTTGGCCCGTTCTTGCTCGTGCTTCTTGGGTCTCCCATCAAGTCTGCCGCGCCTTCTCTGAAGCTACGAACACCACCCAACACTGGCACTCTTCCAGCTACAGTTCTTGCCGCTTGGCGTTGCTTCCCTGCGCTGTCTCCGTCTCCAAGAAGACCCTGTTCGATTCCAGCACCGACATTTATAACATCCATAAAGTTGCCTACGCCGGGGCCAAGTATGCCACTGGCTATTCTTGTGGCTCCGTATGCTCCGTTGTCCAGTTGCTCTGCGGAGTTGTACATAAGCTCTGCGAGGAAGCCGAGGCCACCGACAGCCACAATACCCTCAAGCCACCAGCCTACCAGTTCGTCTGGACGGCCAGCGTAGTCCTTCGGGTCTACACCCATGGCTTTGGCAATGTCTGCAAAGATTGTGTCACTAATCTTTCTGTTGCGAAGCTCACGGCTTCTATCGTCATCACCGCCACGAGACTGTGCTAAATCCTTTAGCGCAAGAGACCCGCCACCGAAAGCGGAGCCCGCAGTTACCAAGGCTAGGAGCGGCCCAAAGTTTCCTTTGTATGTTCCGTCTGTGTTTTTGCCAAACGCCTCAGACATTACACCGCCTTCACCGAAGACCATGCGTTGCATCATTACTGGGAAAGACTTCAACTGGAATACAATTTTTCCAACAGGTGTCTGTGACCACAAAGGTATGTCGTTCGGGTCTGGAGTAAAGATTGTCTCAGAGGTAAACCTCATGATTGCGTAACGTATCTTGTCGTCTCGCACATGCTGTGTAACATCCATAAGCTGTGGCCCTTGAGGGTCAGCATAATCTTCCAGACCGTATCTCGCCAAGAACCTGACTGCTGTTTTGTATCTGGTTCCAAACTTGCCCTGTTGTGCGAGCCGTCTTGCAGTGTCTGCCTCTGCTTTCATAGCATTGAAGCCAACGATTGCGGATGCCTCTCGCATGAAGTTAGTCCAAGGCGTTAGCAATGTCGCATTGAAAAATGCGTTTGTGAATCTTTGTGAACCCTCGCCAGACATGTGCGTCATGCGGTCGTGGATTAGGTTTTCAATGCCTACACCAATGTCTCGTGCCGCCTGCCTATATGATGGGTCTTTCTGCATGATTTGTCTCATGCCTTTTTGCCAAGCCATAAAGTTGCCACTGCGGATTAGGGGCAATACAGCGTCAGGTGCGGACGTAAGGGTTGTCCACCCCAGTAGTGTGACTGCATTAAAGCCTCGAACCTTTCGGCTAACATTGTCTACAAGCTCTGTACCATCTCCTCCGTCAATCGGACGCTTGTTTATTGCGTTGAACATCTTGTCCATTTGTTTGAGCAACCTTGCGTGCGCTGGCATTGGGAAGTCTGCGATAGCGTTTACAATTCCCTCTGAACGCTTTCGCCAGTTGTTTCTCATGCCAATGTCCATGTTGGACAGGTCGCCACTGTTAAACAGATAGTCTATTGCGGCTTGCTTTTGCGCCGTTTTTTGTGCGGTAGTTCCGCCGACCATAGTTTGAATTTGTGTGAGTATCGATTTGATTTCTTCATCGGTTTTGCGAAGAGGTGGGATAACCACATCTTCAACCTCAGCCTCAACCTCCATATCTCTTCGCACACTTTTTACAATCTTGCTGGTTTGCAAAACTCTGATGGCGGCTTCTATACCACCCTCTGCTACTGCACGGTAGCTCATGAAGCCATGGCCCTGAACGCCAAACTCTCTTGCCAAGACGAGCTTCCGGGTAGTTTTGTCAAAGTACCGGGTTACAATACCCTCAAGGTCATTCACCAAGAACTCCTCAAATTCTGGGATTTCTTCTGGGTCAAGGTTAATCATACGCTGATAGAATGGGTCAGACTGCATCTTCTTGTTGAGGATTGGGTCTGTATCGATACGACCATCCGTGTCAAGCATGCGCTCCATCATAGTCTTCGCCGCAAGCTCTGCCTGCGCACGGTCTGCTGGCATGCCAGCCTGCCGTCTGTCTTTGATAAACCTATCTGTCATAATGTTAAGGAACCTACGAGGGTTGTCCCTAATCATGCCAGTGTCCCACGCTTGTGGGATGTAGTATCTTTTGCCGAGCCGCAAGACATCGCCAACATTGTACCCAGCCGCTTTCAGGTCAACCAGTTCTTGCGCAAACACATCAGCAAGTTGCTGTGCTATTGCACGCTCACCAGTAGACAAAGACGATAAATCGTCTTGACGCAACGCACGCATAATACGGTCATGCGAAGCTGGTTGCTTCGTCTGCCTTGCAGATTTCATTAGTGGGGCCGCAAGTCCTTTTGATTTTTCAAAGAACCGCTTTGCGGAGTTTCCGTAATCGGGCACGCTTCTCAACGCTGTAAGAACTGGGCCAAGTGTCTTGGCTAGGTCAGCGTTATGTTTCTGGAAAAGACCCGCGCCATTGGATGGCTTTAGTATGTTTCCAATCCATGCCGCGCCATTCTTTCTGAAGAAAGCCGAGTTTTCACCAAGCAGATTTCCTTTGTACGAACGGCTTACACCCTCTATATCACTTGGTGTAAGTGCCTCACCCCTAGATGTTTTGTTTATAAACTCTCGCACAGGCTTGGGCGCACCCATTCTTTCTGCGGCGTTCAGTATCGTTGCACGCATTTGTGCAATGTCTACATCTGGGTTGTCTATGATAGCTTCTCCAAGCTCTCCCAAGAACCCACCCTCACCAAGACGAAGCTGGTATATTTCAGGGTTTTCGTAATCGAATGTTTGAGCGTCAACATGTTTGACCTGTGTTGGTTCAAACAGAACTAAGGCTTCAATCATGTCTGAGCTATTAGGGTTTACCTCTGTGATACGCATGCTGTCATATCCAAGGTCTTTCAAGAACCCGGCTATTTCTGCCTTAGCATCATTCTCACCGATGCCCTGCTCTCGCACACCTTCCACCAACGCTTCGTACAAGTCTTCACCGCTGAAGTCTCTTGTGCCAATGCGTTGCATAACTTTCATAGCACCGTCCGTAGGAATAGTCCCTGACTTCGCCATTTCGTCTATGAGCCAATTAACACTATTCGTGCCTTCACCAAATCTGTAGAAGGTGTTTGCATCCATGTTAAAGGTTTCGTCTGCCCGAACCAGAAGAGGAAGAACCGCTGGCTTTCTTGTAACGCCAGTTGCCTTTTCTAACGCTTTCCACAAAGCGTCCTCTTCCATAACTTTGTCTGTCAGTCTGCGCTGGTGCTGGGATAACTGGTAATCAAAGCCGTCTGTGCTGTAGTCTTCAATTTCGCCACTGGTAATGCGCTTTGCTCTGTCAAGAGTTTGCTGACTGTACTGCGTGCTATTCATCTCGCGCTGTATGGTGTTTATTTCCTCACGAGCGTTGATTAACATTGATGTTAGTTCTGCGCCTTCTGCACGCTTTGCAGGGTCATCTGTTGCTTCGTTAATCATTCTTTCAAACGAAGCTCTATGGCCTATGACAGAGTAGTCTTCAGCAACACCCTGCTTCTTTGTCACATATATTCCCGGCCCGTAAAGAGACTGGTTCCCTGAAGGCTCCAAGACGACATCAGGGTTTTCTGCTCTGCTAAACGCCCTTCCGTTTGGTGTTCCGTGATAGTAAACAAAGTCCATAAGGTCTTCGCCTTCGCGTGCCCCAACAAATTCTCTTGCTGAAATGCGCTGTCCATCGGGCATGTTCGCCAATGTTTCTTGTGCATATCTTGGTGCTAGGGTTGCAGGCATAGAGTAGCTGTCTGTTGACGCTACGGCCTGTACAGTCGGCTTCTGTACCCGCTTTCTTACGCGGAACATGTCGCCATACCCTGTAAGACTTCTAAACTCTTGGCGCATTGTCTTGTTTCTCACCAAGCCGTTCATGACGTAAGCAACCATTTCGCCAAGTTCTTTTATTATGCGCATCATGCCGTTCTGTAAGTTGGCTTCTCCAAATGCGTCTTGTGCAGAAACACGGCCTGCCATCCACTTGGCGAACTCATCAACAAAATACTCTTCTGCCGCCGCTTCAGTCCCGTAGTTCTTAACAAACTTGCTCGCTGTTTCGTCTCCAGCGTCTAGCTTGTCGTCAAGGAACTTCCGCAACTGTTGCATCTTTGGCTCGTCAAACTTTGTGCGAACAAGCATGTGCCCAACTTCGTGAAGGGCTGTTCTTATTTGTGTGCCAGTGTTTGCGTTCTGTGCACCAGAAGCCACGAGGCGGAGAGGCGCACCTTGTTTTGATATGTTTGTTCCTATCTTTCTGAAGTGCTTTCTCAAGGCGTTCATGAGAGCGTTGTTTCTATTCGCACCCTCTTGCCCAAGGTAAGTGCCATAGCTCTCGTCCATCACTTCCATTGCACGCTTTGCACTTTTTGGTGCTTCACTTGCTACATTACCTATAATGTTTTGTAGCTCTGCAAAGGTTAGGAACTCGGTTTGATTTACCAAGTCTTTTTCTGCCTTACCCATAAGGTTTAGTACACGATAGAGAACTGTTCTTCCTGTGTATTCAACTCGCTTGTCTCTGTGTGTTATTAGGCCAAGAGCGTTTTTGACAGCTTGCGGCGCACTTGATGGCACGCCATTCTCTGTCTGCGAGCCGAAGTTGTGGCTCGTCTCTGTGTCAATAGCCTTGTGAACAGACCGAAGCATGCTTGGTATTTCTAAAGTTCCATAAACCGCACCAACAAAGCTCTGGTATTGGTGAGCCTTTACTAGGTCGCCATCGTCCATTGCCTTTTGCATACCGACAATAGCCTCGTGTAAGGACATTGTTTCCTTTTTGAACTTGTCAGAATACTCTGTCTGCAAATCCATAGGCAACTCTTCCAGAGGAGTTAGCTCTGGCCGTGCCGCCATTCTGTTTGCAACTTCCTGAGCAATCTCACGCTTCTCTGGGCTGTCGGCTCTTGTCTTTTTGTATCTTGTTAGCAAGCCAATAACGCTCTCGCCTTTTAGGCTAGGTGTCTCCGCGCCACTTTGTGGTGCTGACATCTTGCTAGGCATGCCAGATATTGCGGCTTCCATCTTCGCTAGTGTGTCTTGTACGCTTTGCTCTGCGTTCTCTGCAACAGATTGCTTTCTCTTCTGCGCACGCTTTCTGAACTTGTTGCCTTTCACGCTATCTTGTGTGGCGACCTCTTTGCCTTCTGGAGTAATCTTTACACCAGCACCTGTGTCTGTCTTGCCCACGCTTCTTGCAATACGTCTGCGAAGTTCTGTTTGCGCTTCATTTATAGAGCCAAGAACATCATTAGCTAAAAGAACCAACCCTTCGCTTGCGTCCTCTGCGACAGCGGCGGTGGCTTCCATGACGGTTGATGTCATTGATGCTCTGTTTAATTCGCCAAAGTCATCAGAGTTTTGGGAGGCCAACAGCTTGTCTATCTCTGCCAACCTGTCCTCTTCGCTGAGTACCTTCTTTGGGTTTTCTGCAAGGTGCCTTTGTATTGCGTACATTCTTTGCACAAGGTTTTGTCTTACAAAATGTGAGTTTACAAAGTCATGCTTCTTGGTTCCGTCTGCGGCTTCTCCAATTTGCTTTGCATCGAAGAGGCGAACACGGCTAATCTTCTTCCCGGTGTTTCTGTTGGTTATGGTCTTGTTGCCCGGCTTTCCAGAATATGCGTACACCTCACGAACAAAGCCACGAAGCGCATCTTCGATGGCGTCTTCGTTGCCAGTGTCGATAGCACGCCCTATCTCAAGACGAATGTCCTCAAACACAGCAAGTTTTTGCGCTGGATAACCAACTCTTGTGCCTGCCTCACTGTATTTTTTGGCGACTTGCATGAACTTGTTCACACTGCCGTCATCCTCTGGGAGTATTCTTTCAAAGATAGGCATTAGGTCTGCGTCAATAGCGTCCGCATCCTCAATAAAAAACGCACGCATAATCTTTTGAACTTTTTCCGCCACTTTTGTCCAGAGCTTCATTAACGAAGTTGTTTCGCCAGCCCTCTTTTGTGAGATTGCGAACTGTGTAAACTGCTGTGCAAAGAACTCTTGTGGTGAACGCAACTCGTTGCCACCAATTTCAGGCAATCTTTTCTTTATCATGCCCATATCAACGCCTTCGGCAGTGATATACTTACCCATTGCATCCCAGAATGTAGACCGTTCCGCTGGGGTCAATACATTAAAGTATGCCCAGTGCCCAATCTCATGAATTGTTTTCGCAAATCCGGGTATCACATCTGGGGTTAAGTCTTCAGCTACAGATATAGAGTTAAGCTCTGCTGTATTGGCGTAGTTGGCTGGTCTGTGTGAGTAGGCGTTAGGGTCTTGGATAAACCTTGGCATGCGACTGTCGCCTTCAGAAAGATTGCGAAGGACAGACATTACCGCATTTATTTCACCAACTGGACGCTCACCCATAACAGCAGTTAGCTGTCTCATTGATGCGTGCCGAGATGCGTTTGGTAGCTTTATACCATGGGGGGCGTACTGGTCTAGCAAGCCGTTCAATGTGCGCAAGTGCATTACAAAACGCTGATAGTCTTGCTTGCTCGCAAACTGCGGTGAGTTCCAAGGTAAACGCTCAAGGTTCACTATCTCATCATGCAAGTCATAGACAGTCTTGAACTTGCCCTGTAAGTCCTCCGGCAAATCCTCTTGGTCTAAGTCCATTGCCCTCGTCTTGTTCAGGGAAACCGCCTGTTTCGCTGGGTCTTCGAGGTCTGGGTCTTGTTCGAGTAACTCGTTCTTTCTAGGCTTTCTCTCTTTCTTGACCTGTCCCTTTGTAGATGACTCAAAGCTGTCTTCAGGGTCAAATGGTATGAAAGAGTTTGATGCCTTCGTTCCGTTTGTTCCCTCCGCTACATGTCCCAAGACGAACTCTTGTTCGGACTGTTTTGAAAGAACAACTCCAACCAACTTTTCTTCTGTGCTTGGTGCCCGTGCAACGCCAGCAAACGGCCCTGTCTTGATGCCGATAGCAAACTTACGCCCCGGAGGAACTTGAGAAGAGTAGTCTGCGCCAGACTGGTTCAGCCTTTCGTCAGAGCCGAGAAACTTTTCCGCAATATCGTCTTCGTCTGCCGCGTCAGTTTGTTTTGCGTTCTTGTATGTATTTGTGTTCTGATGGTTTGGCTCGTGGAAGCTAACCTCTTCAGGCGCATCAGCCGCCATCAGCTTGCCTTCTCTGAAAGCAACCTTGATGCGTGGCTCAAAATCGTCTACAAGGCCGCGCTTGGCCAAGTCGAAGCTGTCGTAAACTGGTGTTGAATCAAGGTCATCACTGATAACCTCGAACCCTTCTTCAGTTTTTTCTATGCGTCCAATCTTTTGCCCAAGAAAACCAAGGTCGAAGCCCTCGTCTTCCGTTCCTGTAAAGGAGAAATGGTTTTCTAGGTCAACCTCTACACCACGATGCTTAACAACCATGGGCATACGCTTCGCCCGTGGCTTTGTTTTAGGTTTTTCATGGGAAACTTTTGAGGCTTCCATCCTGATTTTGGCAAGCTCTTCATCAAGAAGCCTTGCGTCACCGTGTTCTTGGAACCTAGCGACAGCATCTTGGTAGGCCAATGAGACCTTGTTGGCGTCTGCATACTGCTGGCTCGCCTTGTCAGCGGCAACCTTTGCTACAGATTTGTCCTCTGGTGTTGGTGCGTCTCCAGCCTCATCAGCTAGGTCGGCAACCTCTTTTTTCATATCGTCAATTTTTCCCGCGTTGTTTGCAAGCTCAAGCTCAACCAAGCCCTTCTTGATAACTTTGCGGTCTTTCCACATTTCTGGGTACTCTGTTCTTATCTCTTTCTTTTTAGCCTGTACCGCACGCTCCATAGCCAAAACCTGTACAGGCTTCGCCTTTGCTTCTTTCATCTTTTGTAGCTCGCGTGCCGCGTTTCTGTACTCACGGTACTTGGCTTCAAACTGCGCCCTATCAGAAGAGCGGAAGTTCTCTATGTCCCTCGCCTTCATTTCTAGGTCTGTGCTTTGCGTAAGTAATTTTCGTTGTGCCAAGAGGTCTTGCGTCAGGTCTTCAATAGTTGTCCCACGCTGGTTCTCTGGAATGTCTTCCGCTGTAGCAAACAGACGCTTTGAATTTGGGTCTGCAAAAACCTTGTCGCCACCACTAAAAGTGTTAAACCCAGAAGGGGTTTCCGTTTCCTGTCCGGGGGAGGCTAGGATACGCTCATAAAGTATCCCATCGATTATCTCGTGGTTGGGTATTTCTTTGACACCCTGTGGTGTTATTACTTTTATCGTTGCCCTGCCTACACGAGGGCCATCAAGACGAACCTTGCCTGCCGCTGTTTTCTTGAGTGCTTCACCAGTCAAAGGAATTGCACGCCGCAAGACGAACACAGAACCGTCTGTTCTCTTGCTTCCAGAAAGTGCTTTGTAGCCTGTCACGTTCTTTGGGTAATTGCTCTTAATTGATATAGGGTCTCCAAGCTCCATCTCCTGTGGACGGAAAGACGACTTGGCCAGTTCTACGTTTGGTATAACGCCCTCGGATATGAGTAATGCTCTGATTTCTGTAGCATCCTCGGTAGGGTCTATGCCTTTCAAAGCCTTGCGGGCTTCATCAATCTTGCGAACAGGTTCAGCGTTTATGCCTTCATGCACCGTTTCGCCGTCAACGGTTTTCTTGTTATATTTTACTGGGTCGCGCCGCATGGAGTTTGTGGCTGTTTCCAACTTGGCTTCATCCGCCGCACGATAAGCGGCCTCTCGCCCAGTCATAGTTACTCCATCCCTCTTTAGTGCGGAGATGAGTTGTCCGTAATACTTGTAATCACCCTTGCCTTTTTTTGCGGGGGACAGGATTGATTGCGTTTTTCCCAGCTTGTGGCCAGAGTATTCTTTTCCGTTTACTGTGATTGTGCCAAAGCTCTCTACGCTTTTACCCTCATGAGCACCATCACGGAATGGGTTAATCCCATCAGCTTTCTTCTGCCTTAGATTTGCAATGAACTGGTTTGCAAACATTTGTATCGCAGACTTGTTCCATCCCTGCGTGCGGCCATCTGACTGCAATATATCCATTGCCTCTTTTAGTGCCTTTTGCTCTGACGGAGTAAAGTCACTAATCTTTGGCATATCAATTCTGCTGGTCTCGATACGGTCTAAAGTATCAAGTTCGCCGCGCATGTGTCGGTGCAACACATCGACCAACTCATCGCCGTAGTTGACGCGAATGAAATCAAAGTAATCATCTACCGACCTACCAAGGCCAATACCTTCAACAACTTGGTTTAAGATTGACGGAGCATTGTCGATAACAAAGTCATTGTAAACATCAAGAGCTAACTCCTCTACTCCGGGCTCCATGTCCAAGCTCTTGATAACAGAGCGCATTGCACTAATGATATAAACTTCTGGCTTGTCCACGCCGCCTATCATATCAATAGCTTGCTGAACATAGCTCGCGGCATGAAGTCGGTTCACTTTTTCTGTAGCAAACTGAGCTCTGATAACCCTAGCTTCGGCTCTTGTAACGCCGTTCGTTAGGGCGCGAACTTCTCTGCGCATCTTTTTCTTGTCAAAGCCAAGCGCATCCAAGAAGGCAAGTGTCTCGCCTTCCGTTTTGGCTGTTTCTATAGCACCGTCTTCAAGGGTTCTTTCAACGGCAATAGGTGCATCGGTCTCAAGGACTCCCTCTGCCGCTTCTGCAAGTTGTGCTTCAGCACCTTCCTCCACCATCTGCGTTGGTGTGTCTGTAATGTCATCGACTATATCGTTAGCCAATTTTGACAGAGCGTTTTCAGCGGCTGTTACGCGAACAGAAGATTGCTTCAGTTCTTTTCTTAGCTGTGCTCTAGTTTTGATAAGGTCTGAGAGTTCGGCAGTCTCGTCTTCCCCGATACTGCCTCGTCTTGCTTTTGCCTGAAGGTTTTTGATTGCACGGTGTGCTTCGTCTCGCTTTGCGAGAGTGTTGTCGTACATTTCTTTGGCGTTGGACAACTCTGCCTCTGCGGCTGTCCTCGGTGCTGTGGTCTGTGCCGCTTCAGATGTGTCAACAACTGCTTCAAATCCATCTCCCGATACGTTTCGTGGCCCCGGAGGTGCTTCAGGTATCTGCCGGGATGGAGGAATTGTTGGGTCGTCTAGCCCACGAGCCGCACGTTGCTGTTGAACAGCATCAGCGTCCGCGTCATCACGCATGGTAAAGCCATCTCCTCGGTCACGAGGATTGGCTGGGACAACTCCTGTTTCTGGCTCTCTACCAAGAAGACCAGTAACCTCATCCATAGCACTGCGCACATCAGGTGGAGGAACATCATCATTCCTGAAGGCACCAGAGCGTAACCAAGTTGTGTACCTGTCATAGGCCGCTTCAAGGGAGTTAGCTCTTGAACGGTAGCCCTGTGCATTAGTTATGTTCGCATCAATTTTGTTGGGGTCTGCCGCCGCATCCCCACGGGCAGAGTTTACTTGTGCTTTGTCAGCTTGCGCACGAAGATTGGCCACCTCTGATGGCACAGACTTCATTCTTTGGTGCTCGGTGCGTAGTTTTATTTGGTCAAATACATCTTTTACTTGCGCAAAGTCAGGGCTGTTTAAGTCAACACCAACAGCCTCAGCAAACTCTTCTGCTGTATTGTACCTACCTGAACCAGCTTCTATAGAAATATTTACATCTGGACGCAGGCCAACATTCGACAAAACATCTTGTCCGTTTTCTGCGTTCTTGCGCAACTGAGTGTCGTACTCACCAAACAGGCCATCTACATCTTGCGCGGCTTCTTCTTCTTGTGCGGCTTTTGCCGCATTTTCCATTTCAATTCTTTGTAACTCTACGCGACCTTCGGCCTCTCCACTTTTGATAAAGTCTAGCTTGTCTATGCCTGTTAGCTCACTGGCTTTTCTGCCAACTGTTGGGGCGAGACCACCAAGAACGCCACCAATACCACCGCCAACTGTTGCGCCAATACCCCCAGCCATTGCTGTTCTGCCAAGACTGTATTCGTCTTGGATACCAACTGACATGTCCCTGTTTTGGACGAGAGCGTCTGCTCCCGCCTCTATTCCGCCTGAAGCAACGGCTTCTGAAGCACCGCCTCGAATAAAGCCTGCTTTTGCTAATTCATACCCTGTAGCTTTTCGGCCTGCCATAGTCGCGGCCTTCGCGGCGGCTTTCGCGCCGACACCACCAATACCAAAACCAATTAGGTTTGTTGGGTCTAACAGCATTGCTCCGGCGTTTGCCCAGAAACCCTCTGCGCCTCGGCCACCGTCTTCCCAGAAATTGGGGTTGCTGTCGAATACTGTCTGTATTCTACCTAGACGCTCTTTTTGTTCTGTGGTGTATCCTTGTGATGCAATGGCATCAACGCCTGTCATAAGTACGTTTGAGTTGCGCCAAGTTCTATCAGACCAAAACTTTTCAACAGCCTCTTCGTCTGAAGAGAACATCCGGCCATCTCTTTGATAGTAGAAGTCTTTTACATCTTGGAGGAAGCGGCTGTCGGAGAGCATCTCCACAGCTTCCATTTTGGAAAGCCCCTGCGCATATCCAAGTGGGCCTGTTTGTTTTGCTGTTTTTGCCTGATAGCGGCTAACATCTACGGGCTTACGCGACCAACGTGATTTTGAATTGTCCATTTCGGTACTCCAGTTTCCGATACATAGAGTTTACCGAAGGTGTAGGGCATTGGTCGTCCCTGCTACATACACAGGTCTTCGTACTTTGCCGTGTGCTTTCTGTGCTTGGAAAGGTCTCCAGCAGGGTTACTCTGGAAGATTGTTAAGAGCCACATAAACATATTACTCATCCGAAAACGCTTCCGCCTGTAGGAGGCGAGCGAGTTTAGTGTAGAATTTCTTTTCGCCGGGTGCAAATTCAGCACCTTGCCTGTGTATCCAGAAACCCTGACCGCCCGGTCTAGTCCGCTCGTTGGTTTTTGGAGAGCCGATAAGGTTTCTAAGCTGTCTTGCAACCTCGGTTATGCTACGGTTCCCTTGGTTGCTGATAATTGTTTGAGCCACAGCAAGTATCTGTGGGTCTTGGTCAAATAGTCCTTCCATTGTTTGTGAAACAAATGAGGCATTTACAGCAGTGTCGTTCATTGGCATAAAGTCAAAATCTTTTGGCAGTCTTGAACTCTGGTCAACACCCAAAGAGCCATAGTCTGTCTCAACATCGCTGGCAAGACCAGTGGCTGGGTTAGTGCTACCAGATGTTCTTGGTGTTGGCTTTGTTGTTTTGTGTATTGCCTCAAGGGATTTCAGCTTTTCTTCCAGCATAGTTATTAAAGGTTGGCCAGCATCTGAGCCTCTATACATGACCCCATCTATCTCTACTTGCCCCTCCATGTCAGAAAATAGGGCTGACTTGTGGTTATTAAAGTCTTTCTTTACAGCAGAAATCATAGCCTTGATGTCAGTAACCGCTGTTTGGTATGCCGCAGATTCCCCAGTATCCCCGAACCAGATTGTTCTGCCGTTTACTATTTCATAGCTACCAGAAGGCGCGTTCTGTAACGTCTTGCTAATTTCTTCTATAACTGCATCCACAGAGGTCGTCAAATCTGTAGCGTAAGCCTGTACAGTTTCGCCCGGTGCTATAGAATAACCTTCCCCTTCAAGACCTTGTTGTACATAAGACTCTTGGTATTCAGACAATGTCTGTAGCTGGTTGCCGTCCATCAGTAGGGCTTCAAGTGCATTGGCAAGAGTTTGTGTGCCAATGTTGGGGTCTGTTTTTACAAGCTCTCTGGCGTGGGAGATTATAGTTTGTGCTCCTCCAGCCCTTAGAATGTACTTCTCTCCAACGATTGCTAACGCCGCAGATGCCACGCCGCCTTCTTCAAACGCCAAGTCTTCTTTTGGCGCGTCATCTCCAGCTTCTTTATTTGCTCTGCGTATATCATTTACTTCCTGAGTAACCGTAGTCATGCTTCTGTCTAATGCCGCCTTTCCGCTTTCCACGGCGGTGCTATTTAGCTTTTCCTCAAGACTTTCGTATTGACCTGTGTAGCCCTTCTTCATGGTGTTCTCTAGCCAAGCATCATCGCCTATCCACTTTTCAAACCCATCCATGGTTGACCAGTTTGTTTCGCTCAAGAAGTCATACTTCCGGCCAATTTCGTTTATTCGTGTCATGATATCTGAAGGGTCTACACCTTGTTGACCGTATATCTTTAACAGCTCTTTGTCTGAGCCAATCTCTTTTAGGAAGGCTGACTTTTGCTGATTGCCTTTGGCTGTCCTTAGAGAGGCTTGTTGGCCCTTCCAGAAACTTACCAAACCATCTAGGTCGGTATCACTTATGTTTAGATACTGGCCTCTTATCATTTGTTTAATTTGGGCATCATCAGAGTACAAAAGCGTGTCGCTGTTTAGTGCCGCAATGTAACCCTCAACCTTGTCAACCTCTGCCGCCCTCTTGTCGTCTTCACCCTTTTTCCATGCCGCTAATATGTCGGCTTGCACATCCGCAGGCTCGTTGCCAAAATACTTTTTGAGGTCTTCTGGGCTCTGGGCTCTGGTAAAGCGGCTGTCGTTAGCAATTAAATCCTCAGCCTTCAACGAGCGTTTTTCTATCTGTTTGTTATTGAACCAATCTTCCCCGCCCATATCGTCAAAAGCAGTTCTTGCGGCGGCTTCGTCTCCGCCAAAAAAGCGAGAAGCGTCCTTTACATAATCGTTGTAGGTCACTCCGTCTTTGATACCTATCGCGTCTTCAAAGATGTTTTGTTGCTTTACTTGGTTCTCCATATTGCCTGTAGCTTCAGTAATTATTTTACTGGCCACTTGTTCGTTGTGACGCTTGGCCATGTTCTCTGACTCTGCATCAGTAACAAGCCCAGACAAAAAGTAATTATCCCCACCAGCAAGCGTTTCCCTTTGCTGTATAAGGTCATCTACGGAAACGCTTTCACCATTCCGCAGTTTTTCTTTTTTCCAGTTATCAAATAGCTCTTTGTTTTTGATGCGCTGATTGCGCATACGGTCAATCTGACCTTCGTAGCCAGACTTAAATCCTTGTTCTTTTGAGCCGTAGTAAAATGCCATATTTTAACCTATGTAAAAATTGGTGCCCCTTGGTTTTGAGTTGCTCTCGCCAAGGTTTGTTTAACGGTTTGGTCGTATGCGTCTTTTTCTAATCGCTCTACTACAGCACCGAAGCTCTTGCCCATCATGTCTGTAGCACTGTCAGCGACCTTGTAGGAGTCCTGTGACATCTGGTTCAGTGCGCTAGTGGCGTCTCTTCCAGAACTACCCTTGTAGAGACCCTTCTCCATCTCGAACTGCGTGCCGTACAAATCTTTTATCTCGCCCACTGTGTTTTGTCTGCTGGTGTTTAGCGTGTCCACCAAAGACTTGTTGCGAGCGATAGAGGCATCGTATGCGCTTTGGTCTGCCTTCTGGTAAACATCGCTATACTTACGAGCAAGCTGTTGCTTCTCGAAGTCCATCACGCCGCCCTCTACGCCACGAGTTATTGCGCTTGCGGTGCCTTTTGAGCCTATCATTGTAAGGAGTCTGTCTACATCACCGTAGTTTTGATTTCGTAGAGCGAGGTAGTCCTGTGTAATTCGTCTTGGGTCTGCTTGATATGGCATGCCAAGAAAATTGTACACATTGCCGAGTGCTTCAGAAAGGTTGGTTGACTGCTGTAAAAGCCTGTTACGCAACGCAACCTGTTCGGCTCGTTCTGCGGCTTCTTGCTGTAGCCTCATGCGGGTCATTGCATTTTGCTGTTGGCGCACTTCCTCACGCTCATTGTTCGCCTGCACAGAATTGTACATGTCGAAACCAGCCTGACCTATATCACCAAGAAAACTATTCCCTGTTACTGCGCCGAGCACATCACCAAATGACATTTCAGCCCTCCTAATAAACTACGATACTTGAGCCAAAACCTCGTCTTGAACCAGTGAGATTCCTAGACAGTGGCCCGGTTGCTACTTGCCCAGCACTTTCGCCGGGTATAAAGCTCATTGACTGTTCGTCTCGCTCAACCGTTGGAACCAAATAGTTTACGTCAGGTATAATGTTGGACTGCGGTGTTATAGGTGGAGCACCGGGGTCGCCCTCTAGGTCTGAACCAGCTACCTCTGCTGGCATTTCTGTCTGGTAGTTCTCTTCCCCAGATAAGTTTTCAGCAACCTCACCTTCGCCGCCAAGCATCGCCCTGCGTCCGAAGCCCTGTTCACCAACGCCAACTTCGCCGCCGCCAACTGCGTCCGCGTATTGCTGACGCTCTACAGAAAATTCTCCGTCAATAGGAACGCCGCTTTCAGACATGCTTTCAATTCGTCTTCCCTGTTCTACAGCTTGACGGCCTTGGCCAAATCCACGGATGCCACTTGCATAAAAGGCTGTGGGGTCATACCGTAAGCCCTCTTGTCCGTAAAGGTCTTCTTTTCTCTGGAACTCGGCTGAACGCCGTAATGTTCCATCGCTCCCTCTTACGAAAGCACCTTCTCCACGCCTCTGTCCACCAGCAAAACCTTGAGCACCCGATGGCATAACGCCAGCGCGGTATCCTGTACCCTCTTGCCCTGCCGCCGCACCCGGCTGTGGTTGTCCGCCGCCGAAGGAATATCCCTTTGGCCCCGCAGACTGTGCCTTGTATTGAGGTGTTGGCCGTCTGTTTGCTGGCCGTGGTGCGTTGTAGCCACCGCCATCGTTGCCGCCATCGTTGTTGTTGTTGTTGTTGCGGTTGCGGTTGCGATTGTTAGGTGCGCGAGTTCTGTTTGGAGGCCCGCCACCGCCATCGTTACCGCCAGAGCCGCCGCCGAAAAGACCCATCTTTAATTCCATTGGGTCTAGGCTGTCATAGAACTCTTCCATTCCGGGAGCATCGCTCCAAGGCTTTTTAATCATAAACGGGTCGCGCATTGTCTACTCCTATTTGAACATGTTAAAGAACCCAGCACCAAAGCGTCTACTCTTACGCCAATCGCTGAGGTCAAAGTTTTGCTGGTCTCCAACATTGAAGTTGTCAAAATTCATCCTTCTGAACGCGCCGAAGTTCTGTTTGTCTGCATCCACTGTAACATTTCCAGTGCTTCTGTTTCGTCCCATGTTACTAAGGTAGTTGACCATCGCGTTTCCGGCACCACCACCATTCATGTCAAAGCCTGTTACTGTTGCCGCCGCATCATAGTTAGGGGTGCTACCGCTTCCTCCTCCACTTGATGAGGTGCCTCCACCGCTACCGCCAGAGTTTAGGTTTTGCCCTACTGTGCCAGCTTCGTTATCTTTGTCTTGCCCTCCGGGGCTAAACATAGAACCTTTAGAGCGGTCAAATTCTACACCCATCTGACTGGTAGCCGCCGCCCTGTCAACTGCTTGCGTGTAATTACCAGCATCATACAAGTCAGGGTTTGCTGGGTTTGTTAAACCCATTGTCAGAGCACCAGATATTTTTCCCATCATGTTGGTTGGCGGTGAGCCAATTGGGTCGGCCAACCCAAACATCTGCGCACCCTTCGCGATTGTTCCGATGGGTGTCATGCCAGCCATAAGGCCGACCAAGCCAGACATCATAGGGTTGTTTACCCGTTGGGCTTCGTCTGTGGGGTCTCCGCCTTGGTTCAAAAAGCCGGGATTGTATGACTGTCGGCTCATTGGAGTGCCGTAGTCATCATGGCCCATCTTGCCACCAAAACCTTCTGTCCCCCTAAGACCCATACCAAAAGTATCAAGACCTTGTGCTTCTAAAGCATTTAGCTCTGCGTTTGTAACCTTGCCCGCAGTTCCAGAGCGGACTTTATTTGAGTAATCATACAAGGCTTCTTGGGGGTTTGCAGAACCCATGATTGTGTTTGTGAAGCCTGTATCTGTGCCTGTATATGTTCTGGTTTTTGTGGGCGCATTGTTCCAGTTGCCAGACTTGTATGTCTCGCTGAAAACTCGGTTGCCGCTACTGTCTGTACCTTCATTACCATAGAAACCAGAGCTATAGCCTTTTGAGGCTTCCTCTTCGGCCATGGCCTCGACTTCATAGCTATCCATTGCAACGGTCTTGCCAGTGCCTGTGCTTTTTTTGTTTGTGTTGGTGGTGGTGTTTACTTGGTCGCTATCACCACCGCTTGGCCCGTCACCCATTACAGTCTCCTTTTCCAATGCCGCCCAGCTTGGCGATATCCAAGACGATTTGCGAAAGCCTCAAACCGCTCGTCTTCTCCTTGCGATGTTGTGGAAAAATCAATCTCCATAACACCCCATCCTATACACCACTTCTCAAAGTCTCTCATTAACCTTAGTCCCACCAACGGAACTTCTTCAGAAGTGAACAACAAGTATTCTTTGCCCATGTGCTCTTCGCTAAAAATGAGGTCTTCAATCCCCCCCATACAGAAGCCAACTGGGCGATTATCTTTTTCATAAAGTTTGAAGTAGCGGTCTTCGCGTTCGACAAACGCATGGCCAAGCCGCCTACACTTTTCCGAACTCCAAGGGAGACTGCTGTACTGGCTTGCCAAGTACATTCTGTGACCCAATTCCAAACACTCTTCAACATCGTCATGCTCCGCGTCTCTTATCATCTAGTAAAATGTTATCCCCTGACCAAAACCTGAAAGACCACTTCGTCTTGAATTTTCAGCAAGACGATTACCAAACATGTTGCTGGCGTAGTTCATCATCTGTCCACGATTGTTCATGCCTGCTGAAACGTAGCTAGGCCCACCACCCATACCACCCATCATTGGGTTGAAATAAGGCATTTGAGTTTGTGGAGCGTATGTGTAGTTCACCCCTGTACTGTACGGCAAGTTTCCGCCTGTAGCGACATTAGGTAATGCTGATGCGTTTTGTTGAGCAAAGGATGCCATGTCTGGCATGGCCTGCATCGCTGGCGGTGAAATCATCATGCCTGCCATAGAGCCAAGCCCGCCACCCAACTGCGCTCCAGCTAGTGAAGCCAAGGATGTGTTACCTATGTTCATAGCTAGTGTGCTACCTAAATTGCCCATCTGCCCCAGACCAGCAAGACCTTGCGCTCCGAGGGTTTTCACATAGTTTGTAATACCTGAACCAAACCCTGTTGAAGCTGTGGACAATGAATTATTGATAGTTCCTGTGGGAGCAATCTTGCTCATCACGCCAGTACCGCCTGCGGCGTTGTTCATCATGCTGGAACCAAACCCAGCACCAAGGCCGGACAGGGCGGCTGTTGTGTCGTTTGCGCCTGCCGCCTTTGCAGTCAATGCGTTCGTTGCACCGATAACGTATGGGTTTCCGCCTGACAGTGTGGCGGCACCCACGTTGATTAGTGTGCGACCTATGGGGTTTGAAGCAACCTTCTTGACAGTCTTCTTGATAGCCTTAGCAATCTTGTTAAGGAAGTATTGCTCTTCTCCAGTTACGGGGTTTATTTTTACTTTGGAAGAGCCAGATGTAAATTCGTCTGGGTCTATGCCCTCCATGAACAACCCAGCGCGGAACGCTTGATAAAGTTCTGGGTTCATGCCCTGTAACTCTGCTGGGATAATCAAGTCACCCGGCTGTGTCTTCGCCATCTGCGTATCTTTTCTTGCAGACGCAAAGTCAAAATCCATCATGTCATCGCCGTCAATTAAATTATTCATGGTACTGTCCTTAAATTGCCTGCGCTTTCGTATCTCGTCAAACGCCTCACGTTCTTCTTCGATAAGTTGTTGTTGTGTTTTTCTGTCTGGGTCATTGCTAAGAACATCAAATCCGAGACCGCCGAGACCGGGAGGCATGAGGGGTATTTCGTCATCATGTGCTGGTTTGCCCATGACGTTTTCGTTGTACCAACGCATGAAGTTTGACACTGGCCCATAGTCATCGAGTGCCTCTCGGACTCCGTAGCTATCTTCAAGTCTGGGCTGTCCAGATAATGTTGTGTTCTTGCGTTCGTTTGGCATTGTGTCACACCTATACCGATAGTGTTGCCGCCGCTACACCAAGCTCAAGGCCAGATGCGGACGAGGCGTTTGTTACCACGACCTCCAATCGGCGACCTGAAGTGTTTCCGTCAACCTCAATAATCTGGCTAAAGCTCTGTGATTGGTTCGTTGTTGTCGCGTTTAGGGTTGTTCCTGAAATGGGAGTTCCGTCCAAAGAAAGCTGGATGGTGGCTGTACCGCCAGATAGCTGGTAGTTGATGCCATCAATACGGAGTTTCTGTTTCCAAACACGAGTTATGAAATATGTTTTGTTCGTCACTGTGGCACTGGTGTCTTCCCACTGATTTTTGAATGGCAGTGTGGTTGTGGCAAAGATGTCAGGCAACTGGGCAACAGGTATCTTTGAGCTACTGTCCAAGCTGGCAACACCGTTCTGTGCGCCCATGAATGTTTTAGGAACCAGCGATGTGAAGTCCAAGTCCCCGTACTCAAGCGCAGTGCCTGTGCCGTTCACACGAACGTACTGGTTTGCATTTGATTGCACGAAGGTTGGCAGTGAGCTTTCTGGGGAGGTCTCTAGCCACTGCGTACCATCGTAGAACTTCAAAATCGCTGGAACCTGTGAGATATCCAACCACAAATCTCCAGTAGCTGGGGATGTCGGGGACGAGTTGGATGACAAAAGGTTTGCCTTGCCTGCAAGGGAGGTAGCAAGATTGGAAACCTTTGTTTGTGGAATTTCGTTATTGTCTATGGCAAGTTTTGCATACCTGATGAATCCACTTGTGTCCGTGTATTCGTCTTCAAACATTAGACCAGCCACTGTTTTCAAGGACTGGTTTTCAACTGTGATAACGGAAACCTTGTCGCCCACTATCAGTGTGCTTGTGAATGTAATGGTGGCGGTAGCAGGGTTTGTCAGGTAGTCATCATTACCACCCTCTTCTTGCAAGATACCGTTTTTGTAAACCAACAGCTTTTCGTTTGCTGTGTGAATAAATGTTACGCTCGTCTTGGCCTGTGCGATTGTCTCGTCAAGCCTGCGGAAGTTTGTGACGGCCTGCGAACGTATTGAGTAGATTGTAATCTTGTCAGCCAACTGTACTGCCGCAAGCGTAACCTCGTTGTTGGCAGAACTTTTTGTGTACTCACTTGATGGAGCACTTTCAGTCTGCAACAGGCCGTTCTTGTAAACAACAATGTCGTCAGTTGTCGGGTCAAATGTGTAAGAGATTACATTTGAAGTTGCCGCAATGGCACCCAGCGTAACTGTTGCAGTAGCTGTAGTACCAGTTGTGGGTGGCGTAAATGTCATTGTTGGTGGCGTTAGGTAGCCCGAACCGGGGCTTACCATTGTGATTGTATCGACAAGGCCGTTGACATCTATTGTACATGTAGCGGATGGGTTCACACCATTGATGGGGTCTCCGTCTGGATTGCTGAATGATATTGTTGGCGCAACAGTGTATCCAGTTCCTCCGCTTGTGATTGTAAAAACACCGCCAGAGATGCCTGTTGAAACAACGCTATCTTGGCGATTAAAAAATAGCGGCCCTTCAACGGTTCCTGTGTTCGCGCCCGATGGGCCACGAAGGTCAGATATTTGTACGAGGGTAATCCAAGCCTCGTCATCGTTTGCATACTCACCAACGCGATACTGCAAGCCTGTTTGGTTGTCTACCCGAAACTCAACTGGGCCACGGAAGTCGCCACTTTCGTTAAATAGAACCTTCAGCAGTTCACCCACAGTCTTGTTGCCAAGTTCTGCGGCGTTTAAGTAGCGGATTACATTTTCAAAATCCGTATGAATGTTACCCGAATTGACATAATTCTGCGGGTGCTGTTGTCTTAATCGCGCCATTTTATCCCTGCCTTACGGTTACAGCGAAGCCAATAATCTTCAAGAGCCCCTTGCCTCGCGTGGTAAATCTAAACTGAACACCACGATAGCGATGTTCAAACCTTCTCTCGTACTGTCTATTTAACGGCACATCGGGGAATTTGTCGTCCGCCCCTCCGTCTTGAATTAAAAATTGCAATGCTGAAAGGTATCGACCTCTTTCGTCAAAAGCCTCTACCTGTAACTCGCCCTGTCCTGTGGCTTGCAATATAAAACTATAGCTTTCTTTTGTGTCATTGATAGACCCTTGCCAGAGTATTGGTGTAGTAACCACCATTTCTGGACTAAACTCTTCTATGTCCTCAATCTCTGAACGCTCCCATATACCTCCGGGGGTTCCCAGAAGAGTGTTTTCTCCCAGTTGCCTGCCGCAAGTAGCGTTGAGGAATGTGCCTGAAGACCATTTACTTTCTCCACCCTGCATAGGGTTGAGTGTTATTGTTAAGCGTTTACAAATCAAATCCGAAACAGGAAAGAATATATGATACTGGCCTTCGTCTTGGTCATAGAAAGCGTTTATCTGCTCTTTGTCCCTGACGAGAGCAAGATACTCTCTGTACACAAGGTCAATCTTGTTTGACATAGGTATCGAGAATATCGTGATACCGTTTGTGTCTGAGCGTCTTAAAGAGTGTACGCCTTCACGAGAACAGAACATCAGGTCTGCGCCTGCTGTTGCTATCGTGTTGTGGCTAATGGTTCCAACCTTAATGTTCGCCTTGTCATCGATTGCCCATTGGGTTAGGTCTGGGCTTATCTGGTAAACAAGAGTTTGGTCATTCGTGAACACAGCAAGACGATTGTTTTCAAACACCCCCAATCCCTTGATTTCATCGGCAGTACCGATAATGTTTCCAATATCAATGTCTGCGGCTTTCAATACATCTGTTGAGCCGGGGTCTTCGTCTTCTGGGAATACAAGCTGGTCAACTCTGCTGAAGTCGATAACTGTTCTTTTTGCTGGCGCACCAGATATGGCGAGACGGCGTTGAATAGAAACTCCGAAAGCTGGTCTTGGGTCTGAGCCTGCCTCAATTTTCTTCCATTGCAATCCATCATACTTATACGGGGTCTTGTCCCTAGAGAAGAACATTGCGGAGTTGTTAAAAACTGTGGATGTGACAATGGACGATGCTGGGTATGCGCCCTCAATATAATGGGTTCTTGTCCTTACATCTGTGCCCATCTTCGCGGTGACTAACGCTGTTGTGCCAGTTGCTGGCGCATCAACAGTTACCGTGGGGTCTGGTAAGTAACCATTACCCTGAGATGTAATTGTTATACTGTCCAACTCTCCATTAGCATCAATGACCGCCGTGCCTGTGGCCACTGACGGAGTAACACCATCCGCTGTTGGGGCTGAGAAGGTAACGGTTGGGGGGTTAGCTTGGTCATACCCGCTACCCCTTTCGGTTATCGTCAGGAATATTGTATTGGAGTTTATGTTTTCATTTACTATTGCGCTACGCTCTGACTGCAAAGCGATGCCGGAGCCTTCCTTCTGCGCCCATACTGCCAAGTTTCTACCAAAGAAGTTGAGATGCTTGATGAGCTTGTCGCCCTCTGTACGCTGTTTTGCGCCAGCTTCTCTAACAATGGTGCCTCTCCAATCGGCAAAACCATTTTCAATCTCAATCATGTGCTGTTTCTGCCCTGTGTCCAGAGCGGATACATCTCTTGAGGCATCAATTCCTTGGAAGTCTTCGTAAGGATATACCTTTACCCTTACGCCAGATGGAGAGTAGGTTGTGGACATTAGTTACCTCTGGAAGTGTCGTATGACTTTACCCCTGATGGCCTATTGCCAACGCCTCTATCCCAAGGAGACATTTCAATGGGGGCGTTGCCAAACTTGCGATTGTAAAGAACGCGGTTCATTCCCTTAAAATACATTGGGCCGTATGCTTCAACTTTTGACGATTGTTGCTGTACCGAATAATGATATAGCAACCCCTGAACCATTATGCTGTCAGGAACTTTTCGTATTTCTTGAGGGTGTGTGTAGAAATCCATTTCAATGTTGTCCCAGTACGGGTGAGAACGTAAATCCTCAATAACCATATTGGCAAACTCAACAAACATCATCATCACTTCACCATCGACTGTGCCGGGGTGCATGTCTCCGTATCTACGCAACGCCTGAAAAACTAAAGACTCAAGACTAGCGTGAGGAGAGTTCAGGTGTGGTGTAGAGGGGGAGTGTCTATTTCTATCCTCTGTATTGTTATCCAGCCACTCTATTGTATTAGCAGTGGCAGTGTCAGACTTCTGTTTCGTAACTGTATCTCTGGGATGTACTGGGCCTACATGTATTGAGCCGTCCGCCATTTCATGCGTTGGCTCCCCTGTTGGCTTCGCCATGTCAGTGCTTGACACTTTGCTAGAAGCATTGCCAGTGGTTGTCCCAGTTGAACTGGATGATGAGCTTGAAGATGAACTAGAAGATGACGAATGATATGACATGCTACTCTTCCCCTACGATAATCCGCTTTTCTTTCACAAAAAAGTGAGACATCATTCTGTCTTTTAGTTTGTGGGGTATGCGCCAGCATAGGTACTCATGCTCGTCATCCCAAGTTCCCTTGAACTGCTGTCCAGCAAGACGAATGTTAAAAGAGACCTGTTCAGGATTAGAAGAGATGAAGTACACAAAATCGCTGTCCATCTTCTTTTCTTTTTCTGATGCCTTCTGCCGTGATGCGGCTTCCTTTGCACGGTTCTCTTTGCGTGTAACTGTCGCCTTTTTCTTTTCAGCGTTGATATCTTCAGACATTTATTTCTCCTAAATAAAAAAGAGCCGAGGACTTGCCCCGGCTCTAGTATCCGCTTTTCTAGCGCACTTTGTCGTCCTTTAGGACACTGCGTTCCAGTTCTTGATAACGTGGTGTACTTTTGAATGGGTCATTTCCAGACCACACTCTGTCATGTACATGTGCTTTACGCCATCGAAGTCGTTGCCTTGGATATCACGCACCAATGATGTGTCGCGACCTTCGAGGTAGCGATACTTCAGGTGAGGCATATCAAGAACAACAGCCTGCTTTTCCAGACCAGCTACCTGACGGAACATTGGGTGCATATACACAAGCAAGTCACCAGCAAATGTGGTGTAACGAGTGAATGACACGCCGTATGCGTTGTCGATAGAGGTTGGTTGCCAACGGTTTTTGCCGATTTCCATCAAGTTAGAGACACAGCGTGGGCCAGCAAACATAATCTTTTCGTTTGAGCCGTAAGCAAAGATGTCTTCCACCAGCAGGCGGTCGAACTCTTTCTCTGTGATGGTGTTAGCTGATGCAAATGCTGAAGCCGCATCGGAAACATTAGTGATGCTTGCGAACAAGCCACCAGTGTAACGAGTTGGGTTTGCAGTTGTACCGTTCACTTCGTCTCTGCGACCAAAGAACATTGCACGCTCAATATCACCCATGTGAAGTTTTAGGGCTTTAGTAAGTTGCTCTTGCTCTTTATCACCAGTCCGTAGATAGGTGTTTTGCAGAGTTCCACTAACAGAAATACTCGTCTTGAAAATCTGAGTATAGTTAAAGTCAGTGGTTGGGTCGAAGCTGATTGGGTCGGGGCTAGTGCCACCTTCTTGGTCAGCATGACCAGCAATAACCAGTTCTGCACCAGACGTAATCGCCTGACCAGTACCAGCTTGGCCAACGCCACGAGTAACAGTAAGTGTGTTGGTTGTGGTGTTGTTTGCAGTTACCCGAATTACTTCACCAGTTTCTGGGACATAAATCAATGTTCCAGCCACAATGAAAGCCTCATCATCATCGTTTGTGTAAACAACAGATGTTGCGGCGGCACCTACAGTAGCTGAAGTAGTCAGCGTCCGGTCAGGCAACTCATCACGGAAGTGGTTGTATTTAGGGTCATCTGTGCTCTCCGAGCCAGTCATGGCTAACAGAGCCTGCAACGGCGCAGTGCCGTTTGGTTCTAGGAGCGTGAAAAGCTCCCGGTAATTGGTAGGACGGAAGTCAGATGTAAACTGACCAGTCCCACGAAGTCCTTGAATGGCAGTCATTGTATTTCTCCTTGCCAAAATGGGTTTTCGAGTATGGTTAGTTGACTATCCTCTAGCTTCCTTCGTCTATCAGCGAATATTGCCGAGTTTCGTCTGTGACATAAATGAGGCCGTAGCATCTGCCACAGCCTCATTGTAACTATATAAAAATACTACTGTCGTCCCTGTTAGACCATGTTTCGTCTTTGCATGGCCTGCTGTGCGACAGCACCGATAAACTGTTCGTCTTGGCTTGGTGCTTCTGGCTGTCCGCCAGCGGCTGGTGTTGCGCCAACTTGGCCAGTGTACGCCTGCCTTCGTGCCGCCATTTGCCTGAGCCTATCCATCTCAGGGCCGTTCCTGTTGTTAGAGAAATCAGCCATAACCATGTCTGTAAGACGGGGGTCAATAAAGTCCTCGATGGTGTATCCGCGTTCAAAGGCAAAGTTAAAGAAGTCCTGTTCGTCTTGGTCAGGAAGCTGATACTTCTGCTGTGCCACGTTTAGATTGTTCGCGGCCTGTTGCCGTGCGGCGTTGTTCTGTTGCATAGCGGCATCTTTGACTTGTTCAGCCGCCTGCATGTTCAAGTCCCCTGCTTGCCCAGCAATCTGCGCGAGCATTTGCTTAATTTCTTGGTTTTCAGACTGCAACTGACCCATCTGCCTAGCCGCATCTTTGTACATAGGCGGCAGAGAAACAGCGTTCTCATCTTCCCATGCGGCCATTTGTTGCTCAAGAGCATCTAGGGGGATGCCCATGGTATCTGGGGTTGGGTCTACTTGCCCGCCCATGGTTGGGTTTGATACAAACGCTTGTGATGCCGCACGAAGAAACTGTGCAATCTCATCACCATTAACGTCTTGTCCCTGCGCCTGCAAGTTCCCGGCAATCTCATTGATGAAATCCATGGGTGCTGACATGGGTGCGTATTGGGTCTGATGTTTGTAATTTAGGTCTTTGTAACGCTTCATAGTTTCACGGACTTGCATATCCGACATGGTGCGTACATCACCATCGCCAAAGTCTACCGTAATATATGAGCTATCGGCCTGCCTATCTCCCTCTGTTTTGGGTGAGATAGCCGCATTGGCCTGCTCCTGTTCGGTTGGGGCTGGCGTGGCTGAATCTGCTCCCGGTGTTGGTGGTTGTTGTGCCGCTTCGGCTTGAGCCGCGTCTTGCGCCACTTGTTGTTGGACTTGCTGTGTGGTTGCTTCGCCGAGCTTCTGAGCCGCGATTTGTTCTACTAGGTCGTTCATGTTTTTTTCTCCTGTCAGCCGTAGCGGACTGTTTGCGCAAGCCGTAGCATGCTATTTTGTTTTAGTACCTTTGTACACTTCCTCGGCTTGTAGCACTTCCATTGCTACATCGTTTTCTAGCTTTGACGCTAGTATGGTCGGTACATCGATTAGTTTTCGAGCGGCCCACATGGCCCCCCGCCTAAAGTGCAGTTCCTCCAAGCTCATTTGTGGAGTTTCTGCCAACTTGTGCGCGGCGGTCATTATTTCGTCTTGCATGATTTCTTTGATAAATAACCAGCCATCGTGTTTCTGTACGTCTTGCACTAATTCTAGTGCTTTTTTATTGCTCACTTGTGAAAGTTTTGCCATGTGCCCATCGCTATAAGTCCGAGGATAAATAAAATTAACCACTGTACAAATGTTCTTGTAGCAGTTTTTTTGATGCCACGCCACCCATCAACCAAAACTCGTAAGTCACGAATATCGTTACCAGCCTCCTCGTCATGCAACCCAACCTTGCACAATGCTTCTTTTGCACCACGCTCTGCCGCTGTTGCCAAAAGAGACTCTAACTCTTGTTTAGACAAGGATGTAAAAGTTTCGTTTGCCATGACCGCCCTAGAACAAGATTGGTTTTGGTGTGTACGAGGCTTCAGCGTCATCGTCAGCCATCATTGAGGAGCCTCCATAGCCCACACAATATAACTCACCGTCTTCACAAAGGAAGGAAACGCCAGTCTCACTGGAGTAACCCATGGGGGCAAAATCTATGACAGTTTTCATTATGCGTTGTTTCATGGCTTTGCCGCTGTTTAGTACGTTACTTGTGCTTCCCACTCCACCTTGGCCGTTTCCATTGTAACCCCAAAGCAAAACCATGCCGTCATCAAAAAGAACTCCTGATGTGCCATAGCTGTTTGAGCCCATGTTCAACAGCTTCTTGGCATTTGTAGGAAATGTTGCGCCCCATCCATCATCAGTGTAGTACGGGGTGAGGGAGTTTGATGCGGTTATAAAGGAAGTTCGCTGGGTTTGAGTGCCATCACCAAGCTGTCCGTAACCGTTGTACCCAGCAGTCAGTATCGTGCCGTCTGCTCTTCGTGCGACTATATGCTCATACTGACTGTGGTCTGGGTTGCCAACAACCTCTGTAATGCAGTTGGTGCCACTGGCGTTGTTCGTGCTTACAATAGCTGGGTTGTATGCACCAGCAGTGCCGCCACGAGCTAGGAAGCCGTAGTTGTCGTCTCCCCAGTTCCATGTGTTGCCGTCAATGTCACGCACCCACACCATCCGTGAGCCAACATAAAGTATCTCAGCAACTTTCTGCGTTACCAAACTTACGCTTCCGGCAACGGTGTTGTTGTTCAGGTTGCCAGCACCGTTTGTGTTTTCGTTTCCATAGCCAACGTGCTTTAGCGAGCCGTCCTTTTCTAGCATTATAAGGAAAGCGGCCCAGTCATCGCTTTGCTCGATTTGAACAACATTCGTTGCGTTGACAACCTGAACAAACCTGTTAGTAGCCGCAGAGCCAGTACCTGTCTGGCCATGTGCGCTGTAGCCACAGTGATGAACAGTGCCGTCTGTGCATAAAACGTAAATCATGGTGTTGTTGCTTTCTCCAGCTAATTCGCTAGAGAAGTTTTTGGCGGTCTTGTTGTGAATTGAGTTGAGGTTGTCGTCTGTGGCGTTGTAAGGGATAAACTGGTTAGTCGTGTTCCCTGTGCCGACAACGCCATTACTGTTGTTGCCCCACTGCCAAACCTTACTATTTTTATCGATAATGCCTGCGGCATTACCATAGTTGCACCAAGCGTATTTGCCGCGTGCTCGGAAAATCTTCATGAACCCAGTTGTGTTAAGAAGTATTGTCGCTCCCATACCCGCGCCGTGAGCTTGGCAAACGTATCGGTATGAATTTGTTTCGTCTTGAGAAATGCGAAGATATGTACTCGCGCCTGCTGAACCTAATGTTCCTGTTGTATAAACGCTTGTTGTTTCTCCATCTCCGATGTCGGCACCAGTCGAGGCCATCGCTGTCCATGTGGTTCCCCCGTCAGTGCTTTCCTCTATAACAACCTGATGCCCAACATTAGTGGCATCTGATTGGTCAAATTTATATATGTTGCCCTTGGTCATTGGTGTGTCAGCCGCCGCCGCAACAGCGTCTAACTCAAAAACGCTATTTGCAACAGTTACCGCAAAAGTAACAGTTGTTGGGTTACAATTTGTAAGCTGATATGTATCTTCTTTTGCGCCGACAAAACCATGAGGGAAGGCTGACTGTACTGGCTGTGACTTGGCGGCAGTATAATTCCCAGTGCCGTGCTGGTAGGAGCCGTTGTCGCCCCACCAAGATACTGTTCCACCCTCCATGATAACCATGTGCCTACGGTAGGATTGGTTTTGTCTTCCGCATGTAAGATTAGAAACTCTTACGCCCGAACGGCTATCGTCTAGTGACCATTCTGGTAAGCCACTGTTGTTAATTCTCAGAACACTTTCAGCGTTTCCCGGAGACAAAGCGGCAACATTTGCGCCGTCATAATACCAGATGCCCCCATTGTTAGTTCCACTGTTCTGGCCTATCCCGGTTGTAAAGATTTCCCATTTTGTTGCGTCTGTTCCGGGAGTAACGCCAGTGGTTCCATCAACCAATGAAACGTAAGTGTCATTGGCCTGTTTAACAATATCTTGCTTGTTGTATGACAGGGTAGCGTCATAGACACCTCGATATGTAAAACCAATGGTTCCTAGATTTATTGTTGGCATGTCTGTCTCCTAAAACCTTAATTTACGAGGAGTTCTGTTGTCCTCGTTGTCATCGTCTTGGTTTGTTGTCTGGGCACCGTAACCCCAACTCCAAGCCTGTCCAGTGTCATCCAGAGCTACAATGTTTGCGTAATCCGTAGCATCTGTAGCATACCCGTACATTCTAAAGTCTACAATGTTGGCGGGTAGCAATGCGTAGGTGTGATGACCAGTGTTTTGTCCAGTAGAACTTATTCCCGCCGCGCCGTTTGTGGTTCCACCATTCTGAGGGGTGGATGTGTTTCCTGTGCCGCAACCACCTTGTCCGTTGATACCCCATACAAACATTTTTCCGTCCGCTTGTCGTACCGCCCACTTCTCACCGTAACGAGCACCCAGTCCTTGCAAATCAACAACATTGTTTAGGTCTGGGCCGTTGTAACCAGCCGTTGCCGCTTGATTAAATTTTTGCCAATGGTTTGTGCCAGTTGCGGTGTTGGTTGCGCTGGCGTAGGACGCACCATTATGTTCTATGGTTCCGTCCTTCATCAAAGCCACTGCGCTTGCATAGCCACCGTTTTTGGTCATCAGTTTTTCCACGCCTGTGTGGAATGGATAGTTAGCGTTCAGATTCCATCCGTATGTCCAGCCACCGTTTGGTTGCCAGCCAACTTGGTTGTTGCCATTGCCCACAACGTAGCATCTGCCGTCCTCAAGGGTAATTGCCGTATGGCAGTAATACTGTGTACCAGCAGCCCAGTGACCGTCACTGGAATGGTTCATTACCCACTTAACCTTTGCGTTTTCTGCACCCCAAGGGTCAAAAAGTTGGTGTCCAGTTGTTGGGTTTGACGGGTCGTAGGCAGTTGTGTTTGTTCCGAGTAGGTTTCGGCTGTTTTGTCCAGCACAATACATTTTGCCATCAAAGTCTATAAGGAAAGACCGAGGGTAGTAACCAGCGTAATTAAAGACGCGCTTGATTGGCCTGTCGGCAGTCCAAGGTATAAGGGTTGGTCTTTCGTAGTCTGATGTTAAGGGCAAGCCAAATGGATAAACTGAGCCCCGCTGTGTGCCCCAAGCGTACACCTTGCCGCTAACTCCAAGAGCCATGAAGCTGTTATAACCCTGATAGTCATAACCTCCTACAATGGTTGTTATTTCTTCTTGTATGTCGTCTCCGCTATCGTGGCTGATAGGTCTCAGTAAACCATAAACTGTTGCGGTTGTGCCCGTGCCTTGACCAGACCACTGATAGCCACTTCCATAAAGAACATTGTCTTCATCTAGTACAAACAGGTGCCTGTATCCGGGTGTCCAATGTTTTTTTACACGCTTGCCAAATGGGAGAGGTATGGTAACTGGGTCTTTTCTGTTTTGGCTTACTGCCCCTTTGCCGAGGGCACCGTTGTGCATCTCGCCATAACCACGAAGGGTGCCGTCAGTCATTGTAAAGGTGGGGCTGTACCCGCCTACATATATGCAACCAACATTTCTGCTAGGCGCATCTTGAGTTAAGCTAACAACCCTAGTCCCGTTTCTTTCCTTGTCATGACGAAACTCTGACTTAAATCCACCAGAACCGTCTGAAACAGAATGAAACTCTTGGCCGCTTCGTCCTACAGGAAAGTCTGTCTGGTTTGCCGCCACCTGACCCTTTTGGGTAAACTGTACTTGCCCGACTGCAAAATCTATTTTTGTGCCAGCACTGTCAGTAAATACTTGGGTTTTGTCACCGACACGCACCACATCCCCCTTGTTGTAGGAGGCGGTGGAACTAAACGTGCCCTTCCAGCGATTTCCGAGTTTTGAAACGTCTAATATGTTCATATCGTTACTACCAATTTATTGTTGGTAACAGCAACTTGTGTGTTGCCGTTAGCCAAGAACCAAGTTGCGTACACATCTGGGTCTATCGACACTGCGGTGGTATCCCGAACCTTGCTAAACAATTCATAATTTGAGCCAGCGGACGCGGGGATAACCATTGTGTCGTAGCTTCTTGTCGTCTTGTTGTTAATTAGATATGGCCGTATTGTTGAAACCCACGCAGAG